TGTGCCCGCGACATGACTGGTGATAATGTATCATGGAAAGATGCAACCATCGATCACACTGAGATGAACGAAATGATGGCAGAACTGTGACACTTAGCGACACACAGTAGATAACACTCAGGGGGCAGTGATTTGCCCCCTTATTTGTTAGTTAAGGGTCGCCAAGCGATTTCAAAAACGCATGACTCCCCTAACCTACAAACGTTTCCCAGCGACCTCTAAATATCATGCTATAATATTCAAAAAATAAAAAATTCCGCCATGAAAATTCTTCCCACAAAGTTCGCAAGGTACTCAGTATCTGATACTGGAGTAGTTTTCAGGGATGGCAAAGAATTAAAAAGTCATCCCAGAGGTGTCATCACCGAGAATGGCACAAGGTATCAGGCAGTCAACATATCAATCTATGATGACAACGGAAAGTTTGCGAAACAGATAAAGTATTATGTCCATCGCTTGGTTGCCGAAACATTCATAGAAAATCCAGAGAATCTAACAGAGGTTGACCATATAGACAGAAACAAAGAGAATAACCATGTAAAAAATCTACGGTGGTGCAGTAGAATTGATAACATGGCATGGAACGCCAAAAGATTTAAAATTACCGATGTAAAAACTGGAAGAGTTTACGAAGGAGATAATAACATCACATGGATTAAAGAAAACTGGGAGTGGATCTCAAAGAGGACTAAAATGGACATAGTATCTTATACTAAGTATCTAAACTATAGAAAGAAAGCATGTGGACTAGTGATCGAGAAGTATGACCGATAAATATATTTGAAAATTGGTTTTTCAAAACCTTAAAACCAAAAAAATTTTCCCAGCAAAAAAATGCCTGAAAAAGTTGACTTTAAGGATTACGATAGTATACTGAATAACTTCGATGCATTCTGCGACGAGTTTGAGTCGAGGGCATCTGAAGCATTTAATAGAGGAGATCAGAATGATGGAAGAGTCGCAACAGCATCCGCAGAGATTGGAGAACATCCTCCTAAGGCTGTCCGAGAAATTGCAGAGCCTGGACCAACGGATCTCGCAATTGGAGCGTCCAACTTTGATGTACAAGCGCCCTGAGGGAAAAGACTATGAAAGTCTCTCAGACACTTTAGATTATCTTCACAATAATGTAGAAGGAATTAAGAAGGACCTTATAAAAGTTTCTCAAGCAGTCTGATGCCAGTAGTAATTGTCCCGAACCAAGAAATCATCACATCAGGTTCGGGCGCATTCAAAATGCAACCATTACCGCAGCAACCGTTATTTCAGGAGCAGACACGTATAGGGATCAACCCAATCTTATACGAGACTATCAATCCTGCGATGTCGATCACTGTACAGGCAGTGGGAGGATGTCCATTTCCGAAGTTACCAGAATTAATTACGAGTGTTACGTTAGTTCCTGGTCAGGGTGCGACAGGTTATACAGGCAAGGGGAACAATATTGTAAAGTTAGTCGATATTGCTGACAAGGCAGTACCAGACATTCCTGCATTTTTATTTCCAGGGTGGTCCGAGCCTAGGATGCAGTATGGAAGTATATCGGGTCCACCGAGTCCTACGATGACATTAGTAGCACCGTTGAGGGGATATTATGGTGAGAAGTATTTTTACGACGCCGAGTACATCTATGCATCATATTATGCGAAAAGTCCAGAGTTTCAGGGTGTTTTTGAGGAATCGATAGCCGAGGGCGCGGTGCCTGAGGTTAATCGATTAACAGCTATTAACTTATTAGAGGGTAGGAAGTTTTTAGAATTTAAGAGTGTTCCAGATGGCACAACGAATCTTACTACTGATATATTTCCTGGACCAGCGATTCCGATTACATTAGAACAATTAGCACCATTAGAAGAGGGTGATGTATTAACAGAGGGGAGTGATTATTTGGCATCATTTGTACCTGAGATTAGTAGTTGGGTAAAATGGCGTCCATCGTTTATTGAGATTATGATGTATCATTATACGTTAATCGTAACTCATACATGTCCACCATTTGTGACTACATTCCAAGGTACGATGTTAGTTAATAATAATTGGACACCTGCAGCGAACCGACTATCGTACTATATAAATTTACAGAAAGGATTCTTAGATACAGAGGACGGATCCTTTAGAGGACCAGTAGAAGAGGTAGCACCATAATGGCAAAATTAAGACCAGTATCAAGGATTGGTGATATTACAACAGGTCATGGATGTTGGGCACCCTCTGTGGGTGTCACAAGCGCGAAGACTGTTTATGCTAATGGTATTCTAGTACATCAACAAACAAACACCTTCACGCCCCATACATGTGGCACAGACGTTCACCCAGACGTGATTGTAGGCGGTTCTGAGACGGTTTTAGTAGAGGGGCAACCGATTGCTCGTCTAGGGGATGCATTAGCGCCTGGAGGGGCATTAATGGCAGTTGCATGTTGGACAGTATTTGCAGGATCTTAATTCTGTGGTATAATTATAAAGTCAATTGATAAAACACTATGGCACGAAGTAAAGTTGGTCTGTCTGGCGACAAGATGATCGAGTCCACCCCAAAGAATACTCGTCAGGGTATGGGGAAGAACACGAAGTATGCTGCTACCAGTAGGAACAAGGCAAAGAAAAAGTATCGCGGTCAAGGTCGATGAATTTAATCTGCAATCTTCCTGCCGAGAAAGTTTGGGTACGTAAAGAATACTTACGTGATCACCAAGACGGTCATGGGGAGTTTGTAGAGGGCGTCTGGGTATGTGCAAAGAGCATACCTGGGCGTGCTTTTTATTTTGAGACATACTTACCATCATATGGTGCGATGTATGACAAACTTCCAATTAGTGCCTTTGTACGATCCCCCGAAACTCCAGTCATAGACATGAGTTTGGAGAATTTGCAATTTTGGAATTGTATGGATTATGGTGTTACTGCCATGAACAAAGGTTTTGTCTCGTCGATGGACTGTGAGATCTTTACACGAGACCATGGGTTAATGCGAGGACAGTATTTGTTTACACTAGACAATTACCATGCAAATCCAGATGTAATAGATAATAATGTGAGTGAAGTGCCACAAGAGCACAAGTCACATAATTGTATTGCGTTGAACAACGGTCAATATGCTTTGTATCCTAATAACAGGATGCGTCTGTATGACCTCTCTATCACCCCTGAGGACCCCAAGTTCCCTGACTTTAAAGTATCTACCATAGAATACCAAGTAGAGGCAGGAATCGACTGGGGACGCTTAGGAGACACTGATGATTATTATTGGGAAACTAATGCTGAACGAAAACAACGGACGGAGACCACAAATGGACAAACGAGTGGACAAGAGTGAAGAGTTCAGAGAGTCAGGAATGACTCTTATCACGGAGACAGACAGCGAGCGTCATTTAAAAAGAGCAAGGAAGATGAAAGATGTTAAAGAAGGAGAATTTTTTGATAATCAAGAGGAGTGGGCAGACGGATTCTGTGGTAAGTGATAAATAATAACAGCCTATTGCTGTGTTTAAATGCCTACCTTCCAGACATTTAAAGATCTAAGTGTCACATTCAAAAAGAATCCTGTCACCGATGATTTGGTGGTAGTGAAGGATAAGGCAGCTATTGTACAATCAATCATCAACTTGCTCTTAACGAATAAGGGTGAAAGACCGTTTAAACCTGATTTAGGTTGCGATATCAACTCTTCATTATTTGAACCACTTGATTTCGCAACCGCAGGTATTATTCGTTCTCAAATTATTCAAACTATCCGTACATATGAACCTAGGGTAGAGGTTGATGATGTTGAAGTCACACCAGACGAAATGAATAATGGTTATGAAGTAATTTTGTATTACACGATTGTCGGTAGAGATGACACACCCGATAGCACAGAGTTCTTCTTAGACCGTACACGATAATGCCTTATACACAGGTTGCAAATCTAGATTTTGAAGATGTTAAGCAGTCACTAGTTGACTACCTTAGAGCAACATCTGATTTTACTGATTATGATTTTGAGGGTTCTGCGATGGCGACCCTCTTAGATACTCTTGCGTATAATACGTATTACACGGCGTTCAACACCAATATGGTGGTGAATGAACTGTTTATTGATTCTGCGTCCTTGAGGGACAACGTAGTAGCACTTGCGAAGCAATTAGGGTACAGACCCAAGAGTGCTACTTCACCTACAGCATATATTACTCTAACGGTAAATTTCTCCAACCCAACAACAGAAACTGAATTGATCCTAAAGAAAGGAACAGGTTTTGTTTCTAACTACAATAACACATTATATCAGTATGTTACTTTGACTGATGTCAAAGCACAGATATCAAATGATGTAGCGGTATTTACTGAAATTCCTATTAGAGAAGGATCTGTATTAACGAATACATTTACAATTAATACATCTCTGAAGAATCAAAGATTTATTTTAGACAATCCAAATATTGACACAAACACCATCAGTGTAAAAGTATATCCAGGTGGTGGAAGTTTTAACGAACCATATCTTGTAGCAGATAACATCCTTGGCGTAGATAGCACATCTAAAGTATTTTTCTTAGATGAGATTGAGGATGAGAGATATGAAATTATTCTTGGTGATGGAGTTTTAGGTAAAAAAATTGAAAATGGTTCTAGAGTAGAAGTCTCTTATATTGTTACTAGTGGTCCAGAATCTAATTCTGTAAGATCATTTATCTTTACTGGTGTTCTTGAGCATCCAAACGGTGCAACACCATCAAATGTAAATGTTCTGACTCAAACTGTTTCACCAGCGGCAGGCGGTGAAGAGATGGAGACGGTTGATAAGATTAAGTTTAATGCTCCTAAGTCATATGGAGCACAAAACCGTGCTGTCACTGCTCAGGACTATGCAGCAATTGTTCGTAGAGTTTATCCAGCAACTAGTGACATCATTATCTTTGGTGGAGAGGAGCAAGTTCCTCCTTCTTACGGTAAAGTTTTTATTGTACTAAAACCATCCGATGCATCTTTCTTGACTACATTAACAAAACAGCAGATTGTCGAAGAGTTAAAGAAATATAGTGTTGCATCTGTCGAACCAGTAATTGTAGATCCATCTATTCTATATGTTGAGATTACTAGTAAGATTTACTATGACAAAACTCAGACTGATGACACTCCTTCTCAAATTAGAGACAAGGTAATCGGAACTGTACAGTCTTATATTGATACAAGTGATACTGAGAAGTTCAACGGTAAGTTTAGATATAGTAAATTTGTTGGTGTTATAGATGATGCAGATCGTGCAATCAATTCTAACTTAACAAGTGTTATGATGAGAAAGGATTTCTATCCTCTTCTTAATTCTACATCATATTATGAGATTTGTTTCCAGAACTCATTTGACAAAGATTGTGATGATCCAGTATTGTCATCTACTGGATTTAGAGTTACTGAATACCCTAATTTCGATGTGTATATTGAAGATAGGGATGGCAAAATTGTCCTATATAGAATAGATAGCGTAACTGGCGAAAAGGTTGTTCTTGACAGCAATATCGGTGATATTGATTATGAAAACGGTGAACTAAAAATGTATGATGTGACCATTATTCAAGGGTCATATTTTGATAACCGTATTTCAGTCAAGGTAAAACCTCTTTCAAATGATATCAAGGCACTCCGCGAGGTTTATCTTGACGTTGACGTTGCGAATTCTTCGTTCACTGCATACAAAGAGTAAGTAAATGCCTGCTGTAAAGACTAAGAGAATTTCCACTCTAATCGAGTCACAGCTTCCAGAATTCATTACTACTGAGTATGAACTTTTCGGTAAGTTCATACAGAAGTATTATGAACAGCAGGAAGTTCAAGGTGGCACTTTGGATGTTATTAACAACATTCAAAAGTATGCAGACATCGACTTTTATGAAAAAAATCTTTTAAAACAGAACGACAGTTTGTCTTCTACAATTTCTGCTAGTGATACTACTATCACACTAACAGATGCATCTTCTTTTCCAGAGAAGAATGGTTATGTAAAAATTGACGATGAAATTGTTTTTTATGAGTCACGTAACGACACAGAACTTCTAAATTGTTCTAGAGGTGTTAGTGGAAACACAAAACTAGGTGATCTCTACGAAACAACTAATTTTACAAGTACAACTGCTACGAGTCACGAAGTTGGTGCTAAAGTACACAACATTAGCAACTTGTTCTTGTATGCCTTCATCAAGAACTTCGAAGCACAGTATTTGGGTTCTTTCCCTGAAAAGTATTTGAAGGGTGATGTAGATAAGAGAACCTTAATTAAGAACATTCAAGAGTTCTATAAGGTAAAGGGAACTAAGTCATCAATTCAATTTATCTTCAATACTATTGTCGCAAAGACACCAGAAGATAAACCAGTTGTTTACAATCCTAGAGACTTTACATATAAGTCTTCTAACTCTGACTGGGTAAATGTATATGCTGTAAAAGCAAAAGTTATTTCAGGTGATCCAAGATCTCTCATCGGTCAGAAAATTGTACAAACACCTGGAGAAGGTTATGGATATGCTTCTGCTACTGTAGATAACGTAAAAGCAGAAGGCACTAGCGATGGTGAAGTAATTTGGAATTTTGTCCTAGCACCAGAGACTGTAAATGGAACTTTTGGTGTTTCTACAAAAACTAGATTAGAAAGACCTCTTTCCGATAGTGCAGACGAAGATGATAGAATTAGTGTGTTCTCAACAACTGGTTGGGATTTTTATGGTGAAATTTTAATTGGCGAAGAACGCATTAAATTTAAAGATAAAACTGTAAACCAATTTATTATTGATAAGCGTGGCAATACACCACTCAATTATAATACAGGAGAGTTTGTATATAAACCTGTTATTATTGATGGTCCAGATGTTCGCATCTTAACTCTTGGTATTGTATATGATGTTGCAGTAGATTCATCAGAACCATTTTCATCTCCTGGTGACAGTATTCAAGTGTCACAACCAGGATTTGTTACTTCAGATCCAAAGATCGTTCAAACAGGAACTAATAACCCAAGATGGATTCTAAATTCTTGGGATCCTGTATCTGCACCCATCAACCCAACAATTGAAGCATCTTTATCAGAAGTAACTACTAATGTAAATGCTATATTTGAGGATGATCAATACTATTATATCACATCTTCAGGATATCCATCTTACAATATCTTGGATCGTTTTGTTCTGACAGAATCTACGAAAGATCAAAAAATTCTAAGAATTATTAGAAAGCAAGCAACTGCAACTACAGAAATTTACAAAACACCAAAATCGGAAGTTGGTATTCTATTGAATGGTGTTCGTGTATATGGATATAAAGATGATGAAAGTATCAATTTTGGTAAGTTGGAGAGAATTGATGTTAATACTAGAGGAAGAAGTTATGTGAATCCTCCTTTTGTTCTAATTGATGATCTTCCTAACAAAGCAAGAGCAGTTTTAACAGGGCAAGTTCTTGATAGTATTATTGTAGATACAAATGATACTTTTATCAATACACCTACTGTAGAAGTTACTTCTGGTAGAAATGCAAAAGCAACAGCTGTTGTTACTGGTGGAGAAATTACCAGTATTGTTGTAGACAATCCAGGAGAGTTTTATTCTTCTCCACCAAACGTTATTATTAGAGATAAAATTGGAAGAGGTAGATTTGCAGAGTTTGTTGCAGTTGTTGATACTGATGGATCTATCACTTCTATTGAAAAGATTGCTGGTGGAACATTATACACTCAAGAAAATGTAGAGGTAGAGATTGTTGCAGTTGGTGAAGGTGCTACTGCAATTCCTTATCTTAAGGAATGGAACAAAAACAGATACTTTAAGTACAAAGAACAGTTAGACAGTCAGTTTGGATACGTATTTAAAAACTATAATAATGTTTTAGAATATGGTTATGGTCAACTTGCAAATCCAAAGGCACTTAGAGTTTCTCTGGGTGACAATTTAAACAGTGCTGACACTGAACCTACTATAAAGACACACTCTCCAATTCTTGGTTTTGCTTATGATGGCAATCCAATTTATGGACCATTCGGTCATCAAAATCCATTAGACTCATCATCTCCTATTGTAAGAATGACTTCTAGTTATTCTCTACGTGGAGATAGAACGGGTGGTCCAGCAACTAGAAACTATCCATTAGGAACTTTTATTGATGATTACAAATATAATCATAGAAGTGGTTCACTAGATGAGAATAACGGAAGATTCTGCATTACTCCAGACTTTCCAGATGGAACTTATGCTTACTTCATCACTGTCGATAGTAATCAAGTACCACAATTTCCATATATTTTGGGAGAAAAGTTTTATTCTCTTCCAGTAGATAGTAATTACAATTCTCCAATTAACCAGTTGGATATTCCTAAGAATGCAAAAAGATTTTCTGTTCCTGGAATGCCACGTAATGGCGAAGGATTAGTTGCAAAAATTGCAGAGGTAAGATCAGGATCTGTTAAAAGTTTTTCCGTTGATAGAACATCAGGTAATTTTTCAGTTAATTCGAAATTATACTTTGACAATTCTGGAACAGATGGATCTGATGTAGAAGCATTAGTTTCTGTAGTTGATGGCAAACCAGTTTCTTATCTTGACAGCAAAGAAAATAAAGTAGTAAAGTTAACAACTATTCAGAATGCATATTTGTTTGTTGATGATACTCTAAGACAACCAGCATCTGGTGCTTCTGGAAATATTGTTGGTACAGTTACTGACGATAATACAATTGTACTTAAAAATGTTGTAGGTACGTTTAACAATACAGGCACATTCTCTGCTGATATTAAAACATTTATTATCACAGTTGACCAAGATAGTAGTTATACTAAAGGTGCTACACTAAGTCTTACTGATGGTATTAATCTTCCTATTGCTACTGCAGAAATTTTAGAAGGAACCAGTAGACAAAACACATTAAAGATTAAAGTTCTTTCTGGAACATGGATTATTGACGATAATTATTATTTGCAATCTAGCAACCTCTTTAACACTTCTGGATCTAAAATTGTAACTTTAGTATCTTTGAGTGATAACTTAGAACCATTTGAGGTAAATCAAAGTGTTGCTTTAATTGAGACAACTGAGAATCATGGTCTAGCAATTGGAGATCAGGTGGATATTAGTATATTCCCTGATGATGCTCTCAAGACCAAAAATTATTACATCAGAAAGAGACTATATCAAACTATCAATTTACGTCAACCAAAAAATTCTGGTATAATTGATTATGATGGTATTGGCAGATTTACTATCTTAAACGGTGGTGCTGCTTATACACAAGGAACATATACTAATATACCAATTACTGGCGGCAGTGGCACTGGTGCTATTGCTACAATTATAGTATCAGAACCTGGAGTTGTCAGTAGTGTTCAGATTACAACAGGTGGATCTGGATATAAAAGGGGAGATTATCTAGGTGTTGATGATGATCAACTTGGTCGTTCTGGTGGAACATTAAGTTCTTCTAGACTTGCTATCTATGTTGACCATGCTGGTGTTGCTCTCACATCTTCTAAGATGAATCTAAAATCAGCAAATGGTTTTGCTGCAGGAGATTTATTATCTGTAGGATCAGAAGTTATTAGAATTGAAAGTATTTTAGATACTGAACTGACTATTACTAGAGGTTTAGAAGGAACAGAGGCAACTGATCATTATGATGGTCAATCTGTATCTCTATACAAACCACAATACAATTTTGCTGCTGGATTCCAGATTACTAATGGAATTGGTTCTGGAACTATTCAAAGTTATGATCAGGCAACTCAAACTGCTATTATTACATATGATTATTCTATCGATAAATTATCAGCAGATGAAGTAGCAATTAGTTCTTTGTTCTTTGACTCTAGTACACCAGAAAGACTAGTTAATATAGAATCTGTAAGTGAGTTAGATTTTAAGTTTGAATTTTCCGAAGATAATGTAACATTTACACCGAATCCAAATATTGAAATTCAAGAGTTTTATAAGTACGTATTTGATACATCACATTCATCTCTTATTGGAACAGAATTTGAACTAAGTCCAAGTAAGAGTTATAATTTACTTACACTAGAAAAAACAGCATCTACAACTTTACCAGGAAATGTTGGATCATTTACTGAAGTTAAGTTTGGTTTTGGGTCTAGACTTTCTCAAAATGATTATTCTGTAAAACGTGGAACTAATTTTGCAAACTTCTATTATTTTGATAAGAATGGTGTTGTAAATTCAGAAGGATCTTTCTTCCAACTAATTACAGATCCACTGCAGGGTAAGAAGTTACTAAACTACGTGACGCCAAATAGATTTGTATATGATGTTCCAAAAACTCCTCTATGGGATGGGTCTGGTTCTATTACATATACTACATCTGGACAATTTGCAATTGGCGAGATTAAAGAAATTTCTGTTGTTAACACTGGAGAAAATTATAAAAGACTTCCTCTTATTATTGGTGTTGATCCAACAGAAACTTATAGAGGTAAAGCAACTGTCTTGTTTGATAGTGTTACCAAAGTAATTACTGGTGTAAGAATTGATGAACTTGGTGAAGGGTACGTAAATCCAAAAGCAATTATTGTAAATGGTGATGGTGTAGGAGCTAAGTTTAAAGTAACTCAGTCTAATGGAAAACTATTTTCTATTGTTGTAGAAAATGCTGGTCGTGGATATACGTTTGCTCCTGAAATTGCTATTGTAGAAAATGATGTTGAAATCTATGCAGAAAGTTCTGATATTGGTATTCCTCAAGGAGTTACTATTATTAATAATGGATCTGCGTATCATTTAGATAAAACTATTAGTTCTGATGTAACTTCACAATTTACTTTGTCATTAAAGAACTTTAGTGGATCATTCCAGAAAGGAGAAATTGTAACTCAGTCTATTTCTGGTACTGAAGTGATGAGATCTATAGTCTCTGAGTATAGAGTTGGATCTAATTTGATTAAATTAGAAAAAGTTAGAGGTATTATTAGAGAAAACGTTGAACTAATTGGAAAAATTTCTTCTGCTAGGGGTACTGTAAAATCTGTTTTTGTTTCTACTTTTAATACATCTACTAGTAGTTTTTATGATAATCTAGGTTACTACACTTCAGATAAGGGTAGACTTGGTGTAGCAAACCAGAGAATAACTGATAGCTTCTTCTATCAAGACTATTCTTATGTCGTTAAATCAAGAACTAGTATTGAAGAGTGGAGAGATCTTATTAAAGCTACCACACACCCTGCTGGTTTTAGATTATTTGGTGAAGTTGAAGTTGAAGTCGAGGTAACTCCAGATAGCAGAATGCCTGAAGTATCAGGTGAAGCAGATGCATTTACTGTTATTCAACTTTGGGATCCTGAAAAAAATAAAATTACCAGCGATATTAAGCAGAGAATCATTACTCAGTCTATTCAAAGTGTTGATCAATACAGAGTTAAAACTGGTCTTGGTTCTGCTGCAGCATCTGAGTTTAACTTTAATGAGACTCGTGCTTTTACCTTTACACTTGATGCACCATTTGACGGAACCTTTAATAGTGACGGTCAACTTGTCGGAACTACTGTATTCCAAGTAATAGATGATCTGGGTAATCCATTTAACCCTATTAGTGCAGAGAGTTTAATTGTAACATTAGATGGAATTATACAAGAACCTGAAGTAGCATATACTGTCAGTCAAGATAAAATTATATTTGCAGCACCTCCTCTTGGACCAGGAACAAAACTTACTGGAAATAGTGGAACTGACTTAACTCCATTTAATGGAACTACTTTTGATGGTAGAGCATTTTATTTCAAGAGGAGTCAGTTCAACAGCAGATATATTAGAAAGATTAGAAATATTTTCCAACGTAATGGAAGATGGATTGATTCTGCTAATCAAATTGAAAGAAACGCGGAGTTTATTGTCGAAGAAGCAGTTGGATATGGCAAAGAGTATTACTCATCTCTTGATTGGAGTACAAAACTAGACGACTATCAAAATGATATTAGATTTATCTTAGATGCATATCAGCATGATTTACGTTTCGGTGGCAACACCAAAGTTGTTGATTATGGAACAATTTTTGAAGACACAAAACCATACATTACCAATAATAAAACAGCATCTCTAGCAATATTTGATTATGTAACTAAATTAGCAAAACTATCAATTAGGAACTGGGATTACGTTGATAATAACGTAAGATACGTCCAGGGTTCTAGAGAAGTTACTGTTACTTCTACTGCCAATCTTGTTATTGGAATGAATATTAGTTCTGGAAGAGCATTTACTCCAGATACTAAGATTGTTTCTATTGATAGTGCAACTAAAGTTACATTATCAAAAGCAGCATTAACTAACTCTGGCGTTGGTGGAGGTGGTGCTCCAGATGGTATTACACCAATATCTGGAACTACAAGTGGTGATGAATCTATTCCAACTAATACGGCACAAGTTCCTGTAGGAGATACGTTCTCTGTACAACCAGGAGATACATTTAGTGTTCCCCTATCTTTCTCTGGAATTGAAAGTGCTACATTCTATTTGAGTGCTATTAATAACGGAACGTATTATGATGCATCTAATCTTATTGCAGCAAACAAAGAATATCTACAAGAAGAAGTAAGCGGATTTGTTTATGCAAATTATTCTTTACCTGCTGGTGATCAAGCAAAGTGCTATCGTGACTTGGGATTCTTAATTGATAATATTGTATATCATTTAAGATATGGTGGAAACGCAAGAGTAGTTAGATTTGCACAGTTATACTTTACCAATAGAGGTTATCCTTATGGTGAACAACTGACTTATATTAATAGATCTACCGAAGAAACTAATGCTGCTATCGCTGCATGGGATCAGTTAGGAGTATTAATGAACTCTGCTATGAGAAATGATCTTCCAGCAGGAAATTACACTAGTATTATTCCTTTCACTGATCTTACAGTTTCAGTAGATACTCAATTCCCATATTGTCAAGAAGTAGAGTCTTCTATTAACACGTATATTGGTATTGTAAAAGACATTATTGCTAATGGATCTGGTATTGTTGAAGTAGTAGAACAAAATGAAAACAAGTCTGGTCAATATACAACCAGAACAACTTATTCAAATTATAACATTATTCCCGATCCTCTTTTACCAGCACAAGAATGTGAAGATGTAATTTCATCTGTAAATTCTTTATATGATAATTTATCTGATACTATTAATAGTATTGCTGTTGAAAAAACACTCCCTGATTTTATTGATGGTGAAACTAAGGAGTTTGATTTATACTGGTCTGATGGCACCTCAGTTATTGCAGAGGAAGATGAGAATTTAATTCTTACTATTAATGCAGTTTTACAGGAAACAAAATATAACGCATCATATCCTGGTGACGATTCTTATTATATTGACAGAACAACTATTCCAAACAAATTAGTGTTTGATGTGGCACCTATTTGGGATCAATATGAAGGAGCAAAAACACTAGGAGAACCAACTGCTGTAGAAAAAGTATCTGGAGTAGGTATTGGTAACTATAAACGTTTGACTATTGATTTTGCGTTAGTTGATAATGTAAAGTCAGGTCCATTCTTAATTTTAGATTTAGAAGACCTAACAGTTCAACCAATTGAACAAAATGATAACCTATTAGTATTTGTCGATAGTGTTCTTCAGAAAGAAGGAGTGTCATACGAAGTTGTAGGTCCCAATATCTTCTTCAAATTCCCAGTAACACAACAAATGAAAGTTGATATGAGATATCTCTATGGTAGAGATGTTGGTCAAATTATCAACCTATATGATCATATTGCAGATACGTATTATGCATTTTCTAACGTAACATTTAATGTCACTAGTGGATTAATTGATTTCATTTCGTTTAGATGGATGGGCAATTATATTGGCAGTCCTGTTCATGCTTATCAACTTAATGATGATGGAACTTACAATATGATTGGTCAGACAAAGAATTATAAAACATCTGGTAATATTCTTACATTTGAAGCATTTGGACAAAAAGCAGACCTAGATTTAACTAGAGATGTTTATTTTGCTGTTGCTGGAAGATATGATATTAATACGATAGTTTCTATTACTGATGGGTCTACTATTGTATATGAAAGAGATGAAGATAACAACTTATTGTTGAGAGGTAATGATCAAAATTGGAGAGGAACTTTCTTTAGGAAGTTCTATAAAAATCCTTTCATTAGTCTATCAAATAACTCTAAGATTAGAGTAGAAGGTGAAGAAGGATTCAGAACAATCAAAGAACTTCCATCTGTCTTAGTCAGTAAAGAACAAAGACCAGGAGAACAAGTTTCTAACAATTATTATGGTCAAGTAGAAGTAGAATCATACAACGGTATCACTAGAGGTGAAGGACTTAGTGTTGTTGCTGTAATAGAAAATGGTTCTGTTGTTGATTTGACTTGGAACCAACGTAGTTATGATCCTATTACACAACCAACGGCATATCAATATTATACTGCACCTGTACTCAATTTCATACCAGAAAATGGAGAAGGTGGTGGTGCTAGAGGCAGAGTAATTGTCAGTAAAGGACAAGTTATCAGTGTAGAACTGACAAATGGTGGTTCTGGATATACAAAACCACCTAAGGTAGTTGTTGCTAGAAAGTATGAAGTTGTAGAAGAAACAGAAATTGGTGTATCTTTAATTAATGTACAACTTAATCTAGCAGATTCTATGGGTGGATTGACTACAATCTCTCGTATATCTGTTCTTGGTAACCAAGTATCTGGTATCAACACATTTACTTCTATTTTGTTTAATAGTCCAATTGATACTGATCGAGTTATTACCGCAGAAATTCAACTGGTTGAAGAATGTAGTGAGAATCTATCTGCTGGTCTAGTAAGACCTCTTAGAAAGATTGATGATTTCTTCTGGGATGATATCGAAGCAGTTGACGCTCAATATGCAGATACTAAGATTTTCACAACAGTTGCTTCTCTTTCTGATAACCTTAATATATTCTCTACGAGTGCATCTAGACAGATTACAACAACTGTTTCTAATGTAGTAAACAATACTGCACTATCCAATATTAACTACTTTGAGGTTGGTTCGTTCTTGGATCTTAACCTTGATGCAAATGAAACTATCGTATATGTTTCTGATACTTCTAAGTTTAAGTCAAATGGTTATCTATTAATCGGAACAGAAATTGTTCGTTACATCCGTAAACTGGATGATCGTTTCTTATCTGTACAGAGAGGACAAGATAACACTACTGCACAGTTCTGGGCAGCTGGAACATTTATTAGACAGATTCCTGATCCAGTATCTGTCACTTACACTGGCGTTGCTCTTGTTGAATCTGAGTCTCAACTTGTTACTCTTAATGCAGGTGCCACGGTATTCCAGGGTGGTAAGACACAACAACAGATTATTACCACTGTAGATCTTACACAAATTTCTACTGATATCGAAGTTGAAGTACAACCACAAATTAATGTAGAGTCTATTTCTAGTGTTCAGACTAGAATTCTTTACAAACTAGAACCAGCATTAGAAAATATTCAACCTATTGATACTTTACATAATCAAACTCAAATACAAGGACAACTATTAAAACAAGTTGAGGAATTCTACACATTTGATGTTACACAAACCATTCTAGATGTAGCAGTAAATCCACAAGTTACTGTAACTTCTCAAATTACCGTCCTTACTGATGTATCTTCTATAGTCGCTAGAGAACCATTAGCTACTGCATTCTCTACATTCGAGCACAAAGAGACTACAGTACAAGGTGTATTATTAAAAGAATTAACTGCTAATACATTTACAGTTTCTGAGACTATTATTAATGTTGCTGTAAGACCTACAATTACTTCAACTTCTGAGATTGTCATATTAACAGATATTGTTTCTTTCGTACAGACAGAACCAGAAATTACGACGTTCTCTACATTTGAGCACAAAGAAACTGTAGTACAAGGTGTATTATTAAAAGAACTAACTGCTAATACATTTACAGTTTCTGAGACTATCGTTAATGTCGCTGTAGCACCTGCAGTTGCTTCGACTTATGAAGTTACTATACTATCAGATATTATATCTGTTGTTACTACTGAACCAGAAATTACGACGTTCTCCATATTTACTGAAGAAACTTATATAGAAAATCAGGTTCAAACAATTACTCCTATCCTTTCTCTTACCAGAAATTCTTTTGAATTACTATTGATTCCAGCAGCATCTGGAGTTGCAGATGGATTTGTAGAAAATGTCAGTATTACTGATCCTATTGAAACTAGATTAAATGGATTTGTGGATATTACTAATGATTATGGTGTTGTTCAAAGAGATGGTACTGTAATCTTTGTTGTCAATTCAACTTCAACAGGATCTGAATATTTTGGTAACTTTACCACCACAAATGCTGGTCATACAATTAGTCATTTTGATGGATTCTTTGATGCTGGTGTTTCGGATGTATCTTCTATATCGATAGACGAAATTTCTAGACTATATACTACTCTGACTATTGCAGACTTCGCAGAAAGAGGAGACTCTAGTTATACATTAAATGGCGATAAGTTTACTTTGATGCCACCATCAATACAAAATCCAGTTACTACTGTTACTGTTGATCTTGCAATTATCCAAGGTCAAACAGGATTTACAGTTGATGCAACAAATACAAATGGTTTCCCAGATTCTGGATATATATTCACTAGTGGTGGATCTTTAATTCAGTACACTGGAAAAGATGTTACTAGATTTACAGGATGCACACTTGTAAACTCTCCAAATATCCTCGTTATTGGTCAAGATATTGTACCATATACAATTTCCTAAATAACGTTATAAATATAAATAACTCAGGCACAAACACTACATCGGAACAGAAAAACCATGGCTGCTATCATTTCAGATAAATTTCGTATTTTTAATGCGAAACAATTCTTAGAATCCCTAACAGAAGGGGCGAGCGAAACGGGAGATGAACGAACTAGGATGTATTTCTTCGTAGGTCGTCCTCAAGCCTGGAGAGCGTACTTAGAAGTACATACAAAGAGTGCTACAAACTTTACGGTTGGTAATGAGGTGTATGTTGGAACTTACGCTACGACAGCATTCCGTGCCACAGTTGCTGCCGTTTATGATAGTGCCCTCCTTCTAACCGACGTTTTTGGTAGCAACGGTGTTGCTTCTGTTCCTCCTCTTAATAGCACTTTACTAGAAACCAGCGATGCTGGTTCTACTACAACAAATGCTACTGCTCAGACTGGTGTTTATCGCTACGCTACCGAAGATCTTCCTCCTGTTCCTCTAGATAACCAGAGAGAGAAGATGGGTCTATATGACGAAATTATTGCTGCCAAGCGTATCACTGATGCTTTTGCAAGAACCGTCATCCGTCGTTACAACTGGGACCTAGTTGCTAACCCCAAGTTTGACATGTGGAAGCCTGACTACTCTGCTACTCCTGGTGGCGGTGGTCAAGTTGGTAAGCAAACAGCAACTGGTCAAGACAGCATCGCAGATGCTAAGTTCTATGTAATGAACTCTGACTATGAAGTATTCAAGTGTCTCTATAATGGAGAGGGTCCTGGCAATCTAACTGGTCAGAATGCAACTGAAGAACCAAAAACTGCAGGTGCTAACTATGCTTCTTCAACTGGTCTCTACACCGAAACTACTGGTGCTGGTTACATCTGGAAGTATATGTACACCATGCCAACTGATGATGTTCTAAGATTCCTTTCTTCGGACTTCATGCCAATTGTTCTTCCTACTAACAACACCCGTACTGCTGTATCTGGCGCTGCTGTTCCTGGATCAATTGATGTTGTTCTAATTGAAGATGCAGGTCTAAACCTCCCCGCATCACAAACTCTATTCACATCTATCAAGGGTGATGGAACAGGTGGTGTTATTGAGTTTACTACTGATGGTAATGGATCTATCTCTTCTGCAAGCATTCAAGCAAGAGGTCAAGATTACACCTATGCTAACGTACTCCTAGGTAATGGTAACCTCTTCTCTGATGCTGGTCTAACTACTGCAGTTGGCACCCCTGCTAATGGTGTTGGTGCTCTAGAAGTCGTCATGCCTCCTCAAGGTGGTCATGGTTCCGATCATGAGCAAGAACTCAACGGTAAGCGCGTAATGACTAACATTCGCCTTACATATGCTGAAGGTTCTGGAGACTTCCCTGTTGATAACGACTTCCGTAGAATCGGTATTGTTAAGGATCCTTACAATTGGGGAACCACTACATATGCTACTTCAGATACCCTAACTGGTTTGAAGTCACTCAAAATTACTGGCGCAACTGCAGACTTCATCGTTGATGAGCAAATTACTCAAACTGTAACTGATGGTACTGCAAAAGGAACTGTTGTTTCTTGGACACTAGATAGCGGTTCTACTACTGATGGTGTTCTTAAGTATATCCAAACCAACGATGCACACACTGATCAGGGTGTTGTAAGAGCGTTTGAGAGCAACGCTGCTAACGTAGTCTCGGGTGGTCTATCTGCTGCTGGTGGTAACGTAGACACTGGATATGCGGGCGTACTACTTGGTGCAACATTCACTGCTGGTCTTGCTACACCAGAAATTGAGAACAACTCTGGTGAAGTAATCTACATCGAAAACCGTCGTCTAATCACTCGTGCTCCTGACCAGATTGAAGATATCAAACTAGTCATCGAGTTCTGATTAAATATAACAAGAATAAGTCCCCCGAGAAATCGGGGGATTTTTTTTATCTCTACTAAATACTAGAGACAAGATGCTAGTATTTGGCGGAGACCATGCCACAAAAGACTAACCTAAATGTAAATCCTTATTACGAGGACTTTGACGTAGATAAGAATTTTTATAAGATTCTATTCCGTCCTGGATACTCTATTCAAGGTAGAGAACTAACACAAATTCAATCGATTCTTCAGAATCAAGTCGAGAGTTTTGGTAAATATGCTTTCAAGCAGGGAGATTTAGTTGTTCCTGGAGAGGTTGGTCTTAATACTAAATTAGATTATGTAAAACTATCTTCAGTTTCCGAAGTAGCAGTAAATGATGGTACGAGTATTGTTTATAAGAAATATGATATTTCCCAGTTGGTTGGTCTCCAATTAAGAGGATTAAATTCTGGTGTCCTTGCTACAGTTCTTGATACTAAGCTAGCAACCGAAACATCGGCAGATACCCTGTATGTAAATTACATTAACAGTGGTAACTCTAACACAGAATCTACTTTCCGTCAAGGAGAAACTCTAGAAGTAGTTGATGGTGTCAACACACCTCTTCTAGTTGTTGGAACTGATGGAAGTGTTTTACCAACTAGCATCCAAGTAAAAAATCAAACAACTGGAGAAGTAACTTCCCTAACAAGTCCAGCTATGGGATTTGCTTCTGCTGTTGAGGTAGAAGAAGGTATCTATTTCGTTAATGGATATTTTGTTCGCAACGATAGACAATTACTAGTAATTAGTGATTATTATGATGCTCCATCTGCAAAAGTTGGATTTACTATTAATGAGTCAATTGTCACACCAGAAGAAGATGCAAGTCTGTATGACAACTCTATTGGTAGTTCTAACTATACTTCTCCAGGAGCTCATAGATTAAGAATCGAACTAACATTAGTAAAATATGATCTCGATGTTGCGACTGATAAAAACTTTATTCAACTAATCACCACATTAAATGGTGCTGTACAGAAGAAAGTATCTCAAACAAATTATAGTTTAATTGAGCAAACTCTTGCTCGTAGAACATTTGATGAGAGTGGAGATTATATTGTAGATGATTTTTCTGTAGATATTAGAGAATATGCACAGAAGAATGGTAATGGTGGCGTATATGCTGCAGATAATTTCGGTCTTTATAATAATTTAACCGAAACAGAAGCAGGAAGAAAAATGATTGCCAGTATTGGTGCTGGTAAAGCTTACATCAAAGGTTTTGAAATCGTCAATAAGGAAACTAAGTATCTAGATATTAGCAAAGCAAGAGAAAGTTTATCTAGCGATAATGTTAGACTAAAAGCAAAAGGTCTCCCAACTTTTACCATTACCAATAACTATGGAAGTGTTCCCCTCAACAAAGAAGGATCTGATTTAACTCCATATCCATTTGTAAATCTTTATGCAACATTTAATGATGGATCTATTGGTTTAAACAATACAGAAGATGCATCTGCTCATGTTCAAACTCTGTCTAGAAGAGGAGAATATTATGACTCTAATGCAGCAATCAAAACTATTGTTATTGATGTAACTAATACTACAAATCCACTTGCAAGTATTACAGATGGAACATTCCAAGGTTTACTTGGAAATGTGTATATTGTTAAATCTAGAGATGACTCTGGAGTTGCTATTGATACAGCAGAATTAAAAGGACTCTCTTTCTCTAAAGTAAATAAACCACTGTATAATGTGGATCCAGCAATTAAGTTTTTAGAACTTACTGTTTCTGGTTCAAAAGATGTTGTTGATAGATTGCTAGTAGATTACGAAGAAGGTCAAGATAATTATCTCAGACAAATTTTCTATACAGAAGCAGATGCTTCTAGTGGAAGTAATGCTATTGGTCACATTATTGATTACTCTGATACTTTAACTCCTCTTATTGGTAGAGTAAAACCAAGTAACTTCTTCTTGAAAGACAGAGGAGTAGGATTTAATGCAGATTCAGATATTATTCTTTCCCAAGGTCGTTTACCTGAAGGTTCGGCAACATATAATGCCATATTTGGTATGTCATACTTTGATCCTGAATTCTTTACCAAAATTATTTTAGAAAATGCTCCACTAAACGGTTTTGGTATTGGAACCTATGTTTATGGATTATCAAGTGGCGCATATGGTGTTGTTGAAGGTGCTGCATCTGGATCATATTCCACTAACAATTTATTGTTTATAAAAACTTTATCTGGTAGATTCCAATCTGGAGAAAGTATTAGAGACGAAGCTAGCAATATTGTAAAAATTGCACAGGACAATACAATTGCTTATTTTAAGATAGCGAATCGTGGATTAGGTTATGCTGATAATTCCGTCTTACTTATTAATGGCGTAGAGTATGATCCTTCTGTAGTAGAGTTGAAGAGATTAACAAATGGATCTCTTTATGCTGCGATTATTAATAACAAAAATGCTCTATCTACAGAGTATACACAACCTCCTGCAGTAACAGTAAAACAACCAGATGGTTCTGCTGATCCAACTATTGGTGCTGCTATTAATGCAGTTTTAGTGAGAAATGCTGTAACAACGTTTACTCCACAAAATGTGAAGTCTATGGCAGCAGCATATGGTTCTGGTAATGCAAATGTATTTACTGCAGATGTTGTAGTCGATGATGAAGATTATTCAGAAATCAAGTCTGTAACTGACTTTACTTTCTTTGGTAGTAGAGGATATAATTTTATTGAATCTACTAGTTTTAATGCAGATGCATCTACTATTCTACAGCAGGGTGATCTAATTCAGTTTGCAGATACAGATAATAATATTGTACGTGCAATTGTTCAACTTGCAACAGTAAAATCTGGTTCTATTAAATCAAGAGTTTATTTAAACACTGTTCTACCAGGAGATGTTGTTAACACTAGTGTTGTAAGACTAAGACCAAAAGTTCAAAATGCAAACCAGGGAACTTTAATTTATCCAACTGGCAGTAAGCAAATTAAAAAGATTGTTAATGCTCCAGAAGATACTAAGATTAAATATTTCTTCCGTAGAGATTTTGTAACTACTGCAGCTTCTAGTGGTGGTATTATTACTTTTGCAGCACAACTAGAATTTGGTACTCAGAGATTCTCTGCATTTACAGAAGAAAATTATATCGTTACTGTTTTAGATCCAGGAGATGCACCAAATGTACATACTGGTGATATTGTTTATATTGATAGAGACTCGGTAAGTATTACTTCATCAACAGATACTGCTAGTGGATTAACGTCTGGAAGTATTACACTATCTTTATCATCTAATTATTTTGGTGATATTCCTAGTAATGGAACATATCCAAAGTTAAAACTTACTGCTACTTTGGAAGTAGATAATGCAAAACCAAGACTGAAAACTTCTATTGAAAACAAGAGAATTGTAGTTACTTCTTCTGGAGACTCTGTAATTCCATTCAGAGGAGTTGATTATGATAGTGATGTTGTAGAAATCCTTTCATATTCTGATGCGTATAGATTGAGATATGTCTACGAAGGTAGTGCAACTCAACCACCTGAAGTAGATTCTGCTGGAAACTTAATTAGCGGAACTGATGTAACCGAGAGATTTACTTTTGATAATGGTCAAAGAGATACAATCTATGATGTATCGAGACTGGTAATTAAACCAGGATATGAACAAACAATTGGTCAACTAGTAATTTCTTTTGATTACTTCTCTCATTCTCAAGGAGACTTCTGTACAATTGACAGTTATATTCACGAAGCAGGAGTTACAGAAGACGAAATTCCATCATTCAATTCTGAAGTACATGGAATTGTTAATCTTAAGAACGTTATTGATTTTAGACCAAAGGTAGATTCTTCTAAGTCAATTGCTGGATTCCAAAATGAGTCTACTTTATCTAAGACTGTTGGATCTTTTGCTGCATCTGGAGCAGTTATTGCTTCCACCCCAGCACCAGATAAAGGTTTGCAATATACTCTTGAGTTTAGTCAAGTTCAATATCTTGATAGAATTGATGGTGTTTTCCTTTCCAAGAAAGGAGAGTTTATTGTTAAAGAAGGCAATTCTTCTCTCAACCCATCAAAACCAGATCCTGTTGATGATGCCATTCCTCTATTCTATGCATACATTCCTGCGTTTACACAGAGCAGTAAAGATGTAAGAATTACTCCTGTTGACAATCGTCGTTACACGATGCGTGACATCGGTAAATTAGAGAAGCGTATCGAAAGACTAGAATATTATACATCACTTAGCATTCTTGAGCAACAAGCTCTCAACATGCAAGTAAAAGATGAGATTGGATTTGATAGATTCAAGTCTGGATTTATGGTTGATAATTTTGAATCTCATAGAACTGGTAATCTGACTTCTTTAGATTATCGTTGCTCAATTGATTCTCAGCAATCTGTCTTAAGACCACAATCCAAAGAAGATTCCTTTATTCTAAAAGAACTTAATGTAAGAGAAGACCAGAGATTTGTATCTGGTTACAAGAGATCTGGTGATATCGTAACACTTCCATACACTGAAGTTGGATCTATCATCAAAAATGATTTTGCATCTAAGACATTAAATCCAAACCCATTTGTCGTACTTCAATATGTTGGAGATGGATCTATCTCACCAAGTATTGATCAGTGGTATGATCAGGGTCAAGAACCTCTTATTGTAGATACTAATACAGATCTATACAAAATTTTCCTTTCTAAAGCAGAACTGAAAGAAAGTTTCTCAAGTCTTCACAATTCGTTTGTTGTAAACTGGGTAGGTTCTTCACCATCATTTACTTCTATCAATTCTTTGGGAGAAGTCAACACACAAGATGCACAGAGAACAGTTAGCAGTGCTTCTGTTGGAAGTTCATCAAATATCAGTCCCCAGAATAATGATGTTGCAAAAGGAGTCCAATCTAAGACTGTAAGAGGAAATAAAGTTTCTTCTGCACTACAGTTCTTTGCTAGGAGTGTTCCTGTTAAGTTTGTCATTAGAAGAATGAGACCAAATACAGAAATTTCTGTATTCTTAGAGGGTAGAAATATTAATCGTTGGGTAAACCCAGATTTGAGATTTACTGGTATTGCTGGAAACTCTCTGTCAGCATTTAATGGTACTGTAACTACAGATGAAAATGGTAATGCTAGTGGATTAATTCTTTTACCTGCAGGTTCTCCGCCTAGGGAAAATGCAACGTGGAATAATGATGTTGATAGCGTAGACTATGATACATCAGCAGAAGAGATCAATATTGCAACTGGAATTAAAACTTTCAGATTTACTTCTAGTGCTACTAATGAAGATAAGACAACTGTAGATACTTACGCTGAAGTAAAATACTATGCTACTGGTATTTTACCAGAAAATCCTTCTAGCATCGTTTCTACAAAACCATCATTCTTTAAGAGTAATGAAGGTATCCAGTTTGTCAACAGTAATACTGATAATCCAGTAAGACCCAATCCACTTGCTCAAACATTTAAAGTTGAAAACTATGACGGTGGATTCTTTACTACTGGTGTTGATCTCTTCTTTAATAAGAAAGACGATAACATTCCAGTAAAAGTTTATCTAACTAACGTTGATGCAGAAAAACCAGGAAAAAATATTATTCCTGGCACAGAAAGAACTCTACTACCATACACATATCTAAAATTCTTTGCTAATGGTAATGTTTATGTTACCAGAGGAGAATCTGTAACTGGAGCAACTTCTGCTGCTTCTGGTCCCATTCAAGCAATTATTGATAAGAATGGAACAGAACTAATTCCTTCTTCTACTGGAAAGTATTTGCTAACTAACGAGCAAGTATATACTATGGTATTGAGTAACCATAATGGAAGATCATTTAATCAAAATGAACAATTGATTATTCCTTCGGTAACTCTAGCAAATAATACTGAAGGAACAAATTCTGTACTAACTATCGCAAAAGATAGTGGTAAAGTTTCTAGTATTAAGATTACGAATCCAGGACAAAACTATGATAATGCTATTGTTACTATTGAAAGTCCACAATTGCCTGGTGGTTCAGTTGCAACTACCAGAGTAGATGTTTCTGGTGGTAAGATTTATAATGCTCAAATTTCACTTAATGGATTTGGATACACAGAAGCACCTTCAGTCGTCATTAAAGGCGTCGGAAATGGCGCTGGTGGATGCGTAATGGAAACTCAGATAGAGATTGATACTCCTGCTGTTAGAATGGGCGTAGCTGTCGATTCTGAAGGGGTAACACAATCTACAACACCATCACATTTTGCGTTTGAGCATCCTGTATACTTACAGAATGATACTGAATATGCATTAGTTGTTGAAACAGATTCTGTTGATTACTACATGTGGGTTTCAAGACTTGGAGAAACTGATATTGCTACTAGCACAGTTATTACAACTCAACCTTCTTTAGGTTCGGTTTATAGATCCCAAAATACTGAAAATTGGACTGAGGATAATTTTGAGGACATTAAGTTTACACTCTATAAAGCAGAGTTTGATACTACTAGAAATGCTGAGCTAGTATTAGTAAATGAAAGTCTTGGTTACGAGTTAGTTCAAACTAATCCATTCCAAACAAACTCTACTGCTAACACTAATGCTACTTCTAGACTCTTTAGAAACAACAACTACATTTTAAATGTCAACCATCGTGACCATGGATTTGAAGATAGTGGAAATTCTTATGTATTCTATAGAGGAGCACAAGAAACTGGTGGAATCACTACATCTGTATTAAATGGATCTTTATTCAGAGTAACAAACAGTGGTATTGATACTTACAATATCACATCTGATGTTTCTGCTTCTGGAAATAGTATTGGTGGAGGTTCTAATGTATATGCTTCTTACAACAGAAAGTTTGAAACATTATATCCACAAGTTCAATATCTATCTTTTGATGGAACTAAGTTAGAAACTCTAGTAAAAACTACCAATATTGTACCTGTAGATTCTACTACAGCAAATTATGCATCTTATTCTCAAACAGATTATGAGAAAACTTTCTTAAACGAACCACATTATTTTACTAACCAGAAAGTAGTTGCTTCTGAAATTAACCAGATCCTCAATAACCTAAATGGATCTTTGATGTATAAGATGAATCTTTCTACCGACAACCCAAATCTATCACCAGTTATTGATCTTTCTACAACTAGCGTAAAACTAGTTACTAATAGAATTGAAAATGCTTCTGGTCAAGAAAATAGATTTGGAAGAAGAGATCAAAAGATTACATTCTTCCCAGTTTACAGATTTGAGATTGGCAATCTTGGTCTTACCGCTATTCAAAATGATCAGGCAATTGAAGGAGAAACTTCTAAAGCTGTTGGTAGTATTGCTAAGGTAGATGGAACATCTGTTTGGGTAAGAGTAAAAACCTCACAATATTTTGCAAAAGGAGAAAGAGTTACTCTAGGTAATCAACCAGCACTAATTGAAGAAATTGATGGTGTGGATCGTCCTCTTGGAATTGTAAACACGAATCCAACTCAAGTGTTTACAACTATTGCCGATAGCGCAACAATTGTTGCTAGAAATCCATCTACAATTTTACAAACCTATGATAATATTATCACAGGCAAAACTGTTATCTGGAATGATAAAACACAACAATTAACACTGAGAGTTGATACTCAACCAATTGCAGATGACTTCGAAGGAAGAATTAGAGATAATTTTCTTTTCAACAGAAATTCTGTTGTTGGAGATCAAATTGCAGATATCTTCCGCGTAGGTGATTTTGTTAAGTATCCAGGTCAACCTGATGATGAAGCAGCATTCTTAGAAGTTGGTTCTCTTGAATATACTTCTGGTATCAATTTTGTTGCAGAAAATACATCTAAGAATGGATCTGCAGTTGCAAAATATGTAACAAAAGAAGTTTCTATCAGTAATCCTGCTACAGCAATTGATGTTCATTTAACACTGAACACTAAAGAAATTGAAAACATACAAGTCTTGTATAAGTTTAAGAGATCTTCGAGTCAAGAAAACTTAGAAGATATCGATTGGATTTTCTTTAATGATAATGGTCAACCAGATTCTGATGTAATTGCATCACCTGAAAATACCATTTCATCTGTTATTGAAAAGCAATCATCTTATCAAGATATTACTTACAGTGTAGCAGATCTACCTGAATTTTCCGCGTTCGCAATTAAGATTGTGATGAAGGGAACAGACCCATCTTTTGTTCCTAAGATTCAGGACATTCGTGCAGTTGCTGGTTTCTAATTTTCCGCGTATGGGTTATATCAAAGTTAAAGGGCATGATGGTCTCGTTAGGGACGAGACCACAGGTGCCATCTTGAATCAGAGCGATTCTGCTATTGAAGCTAGACGTAAACAAAGACAATTGAATTCCGCGTTGGACGACATAAATATGTTGAAGGATGAAATCTCTGAAATCAAATCCCTACTTAGAGAGTTAGTAAAAAATGCCAGCAATTAACGTCGCAAGAACTGATACCTTTGAACAACAAAGGATCAAGATTAATGAACTCGCCTCTGATCTTTTTGAGATTACAGGTGGTGGTGGCGGAGCAACTATTTCCCCAAGTGCAGTTTCTATTCAGGATGGAACTAGGTCCACTCCTTCTTTAGCATTTCAATCAGATTCAACTCTTGGTGCATATAAGAATGATGCCAAGACTATGGCATTTGTTAGTAATAGTAGTCTTGCTTTTACTTTTAGTGATGCTGGCACATATTTTGAAAATAGTTTTTATGCAAGAAAGAATTTTCTAACAACATCTGGTCTATCTGTTACAGAAACAGGTTCTGAGTATGATGTTGGAGTTACTGCTGATGTTACACTATTTGGAGGCAGTGGTCAAGGAGCAAAAGCAACTGTTACTGTCGTTCCTTTTTCTGGATCAGTAACAGAAAATAATAATGTTGATGAGTATGAAACGGGAGTATATGAAAGTATTCCTGTAACCACAGATAATATTGGTACAAATGCATTAATGAATTTTACTATTGTTACTACAGAAGTAGCAACAAAAGGTATTGTTGATCAAGCTGGTACTGGATACTATCCAGGTATTTACAACAACGTAGAACTAACTGGTGGAACGGGTAGCGGAAAATTTGCTAATATCACTGTAGAAGGTTCTATTGATTTTACTCAATCTATCACTGGTCCTGGTAGTGGTTACACCGAAGGTACATATGAAGGTGTTCAAGTAGATAATGTACCTACTACTACCGCCACATTAACAGTTGCCAATAGAGAGAAACTAGAAGTTGTTCCTGGTAGAAAATATGAGTGGAACGTTGCAGATGATGGAGGAACAAATTTAGATTATGTATTCACTGGACAAAACGCAATTTCTGCCAGCGGTAATGACATTTCTATTTCTGTATCAAAAGGAAGTATCATTACAATTAATGTAAACTCTCCTGGTCATCCTTTTTGGATTCAAACAGGGTCTACTGGATATGATGCTAATACAGTATTAGTAGAAGAGGATGGCGTAACAAATAATGGTACGGAAAATGGAACTATTGTTTGGGACACAGAAGAATATTTTGAAGGAACGATCTATTATGTCTGCCAAAACCACTCTGCTATGGGTGGTACAATTGAACTAATTGCTAACCCATTTACAGAATTTTCGCCTGGCGAAACCATAACAGGTCCAAATGGAAGTGGTACTATTTCTTCGTATAATGACATTAATGGAACGATGTTTTTTGCATCTATTACAGGATCAATTAGTGTAAATGATGAGATTACAAATGGTACTGGTGCATTTGGTATCGTAAAAGCAACGGATAATGTATTCCAGTACCTTATTAATGGAAGTGATATTAATCAAGACAGTCCAACATTTAATGCTGGCGATACTATCAGATTTGATACCAGTGATTCTTCTAATGCTGGTTATGTTTTAGAACTTGCTGATGGTTTTGGATTCTCATTCAACCCAAGTCAAGCAAGAACTGTTTCATATGGAACTCCAGGTTCTGCTGGTTCATTCACAGATTTATCTCTGAATATTACAGCTACAGATTCTGGAATTTCTGGAATATCTTTCCTTCCATTAGAAGGATTATATGGAGAAATTGCTGTTGCTGGACTACTTCCTGGTGGAACAGGATCTCATATTTTTGATATGACTGCTGATGTTACAGTAGATGCTAATGGAATAGTAACAGATTTTACAGTTGTTTCAGAAGGATCCAACTGGAAAGCAGGAGATGATGTAACAGTTCATCCATCTAGAATTGGTGGAACTGGGTCTGGATTTGAAGTAGAATTTTCAGCAGTAACTGTTACTGGTACTGTAACAAGTGTAACAGAAACTCTTGCTGGTAATGGATATGTTGAAGATGATATTCTTTCATTCTCAAATACAGCAACCAGAGGATATGGTTCTGGATTCCAATATCGAATCTCAAATAGAAGAGATATTACTGATATTAGTTTCGAGAACTACGGTGCTGATTATGCTCTTGGAGATAAATTATTCTTGCCATTTGATGCAGCATATGGAGGAGATAATGGATTCGAGTTTGAGATTACTAGAATTGGTGCGGTAAATTCTATTGAAATTACTGATGGAGGTAAAAATTATTATCCTGGTGACATTTTACAGGTTGACAGAGAAGCTCTTGTAGCAAACACTGGAGCTCTTACTGAAGCAGCAGTAAACGCGCAAATTGCAGTCAACGATATAGATTCTACTGTTCCTATCACAATTGACAACACAGGTGCAATTAGTGTTACTGGAAGTGTCACTAGCACAACATCAACAGCAGATATTATTACTGGCAATACTTCTGTATCAACTCCTTTATCTGTAGCAGACACATTACAGACTGATTTAATTCAACCAAAAGATACTGCAAGTTATAAACTTGATGCTGCTCTTGGAAATATTACTATTGATGCTGTTAATGTATTATACAATACTCAAGCAAATGGAACAACAGTAACTATTGTTCCTCTTACTGGTAATATTACTACAACTGGTGTACTGAAGACAACCAGTGAATTAAATGTTAATAATGTTTTATCTATCGTAGATAACACATTTACTGTCAGTGGTGGTAATGATCTAATTTTATCTCCTTCAGCAAATAAAGTTGTAGAAATTGATTCGACTGCTGCGATTAAGATTGCTGTTGGTAATACTTCTGCTAGACCACCAGTTGGATTTGCTGAAGATGGTCATATTAGATTCAACACAGATTCTCAACAATATGAGGGATATAGTGCTAATACAAATTCTTGGTCTTCTTTGGGAGGAGTCAGGGATCTAGATGGCAATACTTATATCCTAGCAGAAGAAACTGTAGGAAATAATGATAATACTCTATGGTTCTATAATGATGGCGATAACACTGTCAGATTTAGTCCCTTCTATCAAGAATTTGTAGAAGTTAAAAAAGTAAGATCAGTCAACACTACTGCTCCCGCGTATGTTGATTGGACTGCTAGCACACCTGTCACTGCTGGCGATTATTTAAAGAGTGGACATAACATTTACGAGGTTGTAACTGGCGGAACAACTGGTGCTACTGCAGATGCTCCACCAACTGGTTCTAATCCAGATACAAATCCTTTTACTAATGGAACTGCAACGTTACAATTCAGTGCATCTGCAGTTGCAGATTTGACATATGAGGAAATTAATGAATTAAAGATTGGTCCAGATATTGATGTTCCTGTCGTTATTGGAGGAGACTTAAGACTAGTATCAAATGTAATTTCTACAGATATTAGTGACATCGAGTTAAAACCAAATACTGGCAAAAAAGTTGTAATAAATGCTAATACATCTCTGGCAATTCCTACTGGATCAACAGCAGAAAGAGGAATTCCTGCTATTGGATCTATTAGATTCAATACTACTCTTCAAACATATGAAGGATATATTGGAACTAATAAGTGGGGATCTTTAGGTGGTATTAAAGACGTTGACCAAAACACTTATATCATTCCAGAAACTGCTCCTGGTGCAAATGAGAATATTTTATACTTCTATAATGATGGCAACAATACTGTCAATCTAACCACTGCGAATCTAGAGATGCGTGGTGTGGATTCTATTAGTAGTCCTGTATCCAATACTTTAGAATTTACTGCAGAAACAATTCTGTTTAATAATGCTACAACAACTCTTGATAATACATCAACAACATCTACATTCTTACATACATCAAAACAGTATTTTGATCTAGGTCTTTCTAGTGGTTTAAATACAGATCCTGTATTAAGACTAGATGATCAAGGTGATGTTTATTTCAATATTGGTTTTGGAACAGGAACTTTCTCTGGTGTTAAAGTTTTTGATGGAGAACTAAAAGATTTTGAACTTGCAGATTATCAGATTGTTACTTCTGTAATCGAGTTAGATAAAGGAACTATAGATACAGGAGCAACTGATGTTTATTCAACATCAACAGCGATGGGATCTAAAGTAACCGTATTTGTTGAGAACATTTCAACGGGCGAAAGAGAATTTGTAGAATATGGGATTATAGATAATGGTACAGATGTCTTCCATACAGAGTATGGTAATGTTCAATCAAATAATGCTTTGATTGCAACTACTATTGAATTGACAGGAACAAACACTGTAAGATTAAATGTTACTCTGACAGATAATGTAGCAACTGGTAATGATGTTAAGATCAAAGTAATTTCCCAACTCACTAAGAAGTAAAAATGGCAACTACAAAAGAAAAGTTTGATTCCGTTGGTGGTTTTGCAGTAAACAAAACTGTTGTTGTTGATGAGCTCAGAAATGCAAAAGATTTCAATACTTTAGAGATTAAAAACTCAGAGTTTTCTGATAGTAAAACTACCAACTATATTTTGCGCGGTCTTAATACTGCCATTTTACAATTGGATACTGTAGGAACGCAAATTACTATTGATAATAATACTCTTAATTTCATCACAGGTCACATTATCGCAGTGAATCCACAAGGAACAGTTTACTCAGAAAAAATTGAAAGTGTTGTTAAATGTGATAACACTGGAACTGTCACTATTCTTTCTAGCATGAATACTGTAATTAAAGATGATATTCCTGCTGGACAAACTTGGAGTATCGAACCATTAGGATCTTCAAATAGATTTAGTTATACTACCACTAGAGCAGGAACAACTAATGCAATCAAATGGGTTGCTAACGTTCAAACTATAAGTATTGCATGGGCTTGATGCTAAATATAAGATAGGCAAAGTAGGCGGAGCTGGCAGGCACCATGAGTTTTAATATCAATTCCGATAAAGAGTTTGTTAGGGGTTCAAAACCACAACTTATCGGTGATAACGAACTTACCATTAGATCAGGTACAGGTTCTACAGAAAGAGAAATTCTGAGAACTCAACTTGATCCTAATTCTTCACTACCTCGTGTTGGTATCAACAGAACGGGAGAAAGAATTGATAGAATTACTATTACCGAAGGTGGTTCTGGGTATACTGGAGCACCATCAGTGGTTGTTGCTCCCCCAACAGATCCCGCAGGAACTCAAGCTCAAGCGTCTGCCTTTATTTTCAACGGTCAAGTAATCAATATTGCCGTCAATAATCCTGGTAGTGGATATACTTCTGCCCCAACAGTTACTATTAGTGGAGGAAATGGTGCTGGTGCAGCTGCTGAAGCTACCCTTGATACCGTTGATTTTGAACTTGATATCAACGGTGCTATCAGAACATCAACATCTATCATTTCTGATACTGCAAGAATTCTAAACCTTGATGTTGACAATTTAGTTGTACCTGATCTTAATCATAGAGCACCAAACTTTAAGACATTTGCAAACAACACAGGAACCCTTTGGTCTGCAAATGTTTTCTTACAGAAAGATACGTATAGATATTTTGGATCAAATATCTATCAAGCAATTACTGCTGGAACAACTGGAGCAGACGCACCGACACATCTTGATGGTATCGAAGCAAATGGTACTGCACTGTTAAAGCATATCGGTTTTAGAACTGTTGATTCTACTGAATTTGCATATAATGATTCTGCATTAGCAGGAGATTCTGGTGTATTCCCAAGATCAATCACACCTCTACTAGGTGATAGATCCGATAAGATTGCTACTACAGAATATGTTCTTAACCTAGCAACGAATGACGTTGGTGGTCGTATTTACGTTTCTGCTCAAATTGGTGATGATCAAAATGATGGTCGCTCTGCAGTTAACCCTGTTCGTACAATTAAAAAAGCGGCACAACTAGCATGGGCAACTCCTGGTGTTAAAGAAACGCTGATTGTTTCTGGTGGAGACTATATTGAAGATAACCCAATTTCATTACCACCAGATTGTTCTGTTGTTGGTGACAACCTGCGTCTCGTAATTATTAGACCTGCCAATCCTGGCAAACATATTTTCAAGTTCGGTGATAAAAACTATGTTATTGGCGTAACTTATCGCGACCAAATTGACTCTAATGGCGATGCTGTCGCTACTTGGGACTTTGCTATGGTCTTTGACGATAAGCAAAGAATTATTATTGATAATGAAATTAATGGAGACTTTGGTGTTGACTTCCCAATTGGTCATCAAATTTTTGGACCCGATAGATTTAATGTTACTTTCCAACAAAACACTGGTCTTAGCTCACTAGTAACAGGTTATGAAGTTGTTGGTGTTAACACTGGCGCGAGAGCAAAAATCACCAGAGTAGTTTTTGATGAACAATCAGGTGCAAATGCATATGTTAATGGTAATGTTGATGTTCTACTAACAAGTGGATCATTTGTAGAAGGTGAAAGATTTAATTACCTTACTTCTGCTGCTCAGGGAAGTCAAATCAATACTCAGACTATCACTGGAACTGCTGGAACAAATACTTTAAGATTCACCACAAATCCAACAGATGATAGTCTCATTCCTGGGGCATACGTCTACTTAGATTTTGCAACTTCGGATGCTGATGGATTCTACGAAATTGCAACTATTGATGATGAAAATTCCCCAACAGAATATTTGGTAACCTTAGTTCCTATCTTTGATTCTAATGGATGGGATTCTACAGCAACTGAAACTATTACTATCTTCTCAGCAACAACTAATACTGAAAGTTTTGATAGCACTTCTATCAAATCAATTAGAGCAGAAGGTGAAGTTGTTTCTGTAGATGAAGACATAACTTCTACCCTTCCTATTCAAAGAATTGATTTCTCTTTACAAGGAGATCCAAGTATTGCAACTGGCGGATTCCAAAGTGACCTGTATGGTAATGCAGAAGACTTAGGTGGTATTGTTTTCTATACCAATCAACTAGTTGGTAGAGACAATATTCATAATTTCAAAGAAGGTCAAGAGATTGAAATTAGTGGACTACCAACTTTAAATCCAGACCTATCATTCCTGATGGGTAAGCAGAGGATCTATAAAGTTCTAGAAGACGCAGACGGTCGTTCTAGAAGATTCGTTATTCCAAAGAAAGATCTATCAATTAACGATTCTAATTTTGATCCTGGTCAGACAGCAGTTGTAAAGTCTTATTCTAAGGCTATTACACTATCACTACTCAACTCTCCAAATACATTCCCTCTTTCCACTCCAGTAGAAAGAAGATTCCAAGATGCTTGCACATTCCTACGTAATAATAGAGACTTTATTGCAGATGAAGTTGTAGGAAAAATCAACGATCAGTTTAAGAGAGAATACTATTCAGTATATAACATTAGCGGAAGTTCTTTTGATATTTTCCTAGGAACACTTGATCATACTAACACATACGTTAGTGGTGGTACAGTAACATTTGCTGGCAACAGTTATAATATCACAGATTTCGTTTATGATACTTCTATCACTGGTGTTGCTACCGTTACAACAGAAATTCCTGTAGCGAGTCTATCAGAAGATGATACTGTTCAATTAGCAGGTCTTCTTATTGAATGTGCTTCTGGACAAAAAATTTATCCATCATATAGTTCACCAACTTCTGGCACCAATACAGATGGAGATGAACAGTGCCGTCAAGATGTTAGACACTTCATTAATGCTATAATTAGAGACCTTGAATTTGGTTCCAATCACAATATTATTGAAGCTGCTCAAAAGTATATTGTTGGTGCTAAGATTGCATATGTAGAGAATGAAATTATTCAAACAGTTCGTGCTATTGAATATGCTAGAGATCTAGCAATTCTAGCGATGAGAAACTGGAGAACTGGAAACGGATTCCCAGCAGACCCAGTTTATACTCCAGTATATTCTTCCGTTCCAAGATACTTTGATGATACTGTCATCACTACAACTGCAAATGTTAATGCTGATGGATCTGTTTCTGATGGAACTGCTTGTGCTGATGTTAGATCAGCAATCGATACTTTAGCATATCTGTATGTTGATGTTATTGCTAATGATGCTTCTGGCACATATCTAGATGCTGCATATTCGATTGCTAGAAACAGAGATCTTATTGCTGATCAAGCACTTATTAACACCGAAGCAACGTATACTACATTAGGTCTCTCTGATATTCATCAAAGAAAGTGCCGTAGAGATATTAACTATATTCTTGGTGGTTTAATTAGAGACCTCGTATTAGGGGGAAATAACGGTATTGTAACTAATGCAGAAACATACTTTACAGGAACTGCATTAACTGGCATCGATGCCACTCAACTAGAAGAGACAAGATATGCTTACACTCAAGTAAGAGATCTTGCTATCGCAGCGATGCGCGGATGGAAAGATGCTGCTGGCGCTGCATTTACCACAACTTCTCCAATTCCACAGTTTATTGATGCAACTATTCTAGCAGATCCTGCAGGAAATCCTCTTTGTGCAAACGTAGAATCATCGATCACAACTTCGATGGGTATTCTAGATGGTATTCTAGAGTATGCAGAAGATCCAGCAAGTCCCACTGCTATCGAACCAGGAACAACCACCAAAACATTTGGTACTCTATTTGATACCTCGGGAGTTATTACATATGCAGATAACTTCATTTATGATGCAAATAATCAGAGAATGGCACTTCGTGGTGACTTCGATGATTATCCAATTATTGAGGCATCTCCTTATACCCAAAACGCTTCTATTATTTCCTTCTTAGGTGGTAGTGGTGCTCTAGTTGATGGTTCTAAAGTTAAGCAACCCAACTGTCCTTTCCCTGGTCTAGAACTTGATGGTTCTGCAACATTCCCCAATCAGGGTAAGTCGATGGTTGCATCTGCATTCACCATCGTCTCCTTTGGTGGTACAGGTTATAAGATTATCAACGATGGTTACACTCAGTTGGTTTCTGTCTTCGTTATCTTCTGTGCTGACGGTGTTCTTGCTGAGTCTGGTGGTTATGCATCTATCACTAACTCTGCTACTAACTTTGGTATTTACGCTCTACGTGGTACTGGATTCAGAGATGAAGCGTACTCATTTGATGTTGGCACTGTTGTAAACACTTCTGCAACTCCAACTGGAAGAACTATTCTAACAATTGATAACTTAGGTAGAGAACCACTAGAGCATTATATTGTTAAAGTAGATGGATATAGTAATGTATCCCCCACAGTAGAATTCTTTGTTGATGAAGTTTCTGGTGTAACAGTTGGTCCTCCTTTCTCTGCTACTCTAACACTTGATAACGGAACTGGACAACCTCTAGAGTTTATACGAGATAGTGATGGAACTGTTCAGGGTGCTGGAGATCTTTTAGGTAAAACTATTAGACTACACAGACCATCTATCGTCAACTCTTCTTCTCACACTTGGGAATTTGCAGGTTCTGGTACTAACTACCTCGCACTACCTGAGAACGGTGGTACAAAGGTTGAGGCAAACGAGCAAGTATCTGAAAACTATGGTCGTGTCTATGTCTCTGGTACTGACGAACTTGGCGACTTCAAGGTTGGTACATTCGCAAGAATTGAAAACAGAACTGGTGCTATTACCTTTACAGGTACGGTTACTATTTCTGAAGTTGAATTCTTGAAACTGAAAGGTGGAGACGTTGTTGTTACTGGTTTCTCTGCTGACAATACTCTTGGTGGAGCGCAAACTAGTGACTCTGTACTACCAACTCAGAAAGCAGTTAAGGATTATATTACCAATAACCTTGGACCTTACATCAACAAACCATATTCCACAAATGCAGTTCCTAGAGCACTAGTTGAACTTACTGATTCTGGTAAGATTGCTGTAGATCAAATTCCTGCTCTACGACCTTTTGAAGTCTATACTGTTGCAAATCAAGGAGAAAGATTAGCACTAGAAGGCGCACTTGCTGGTGATATCGCTATTCAACAGGATACTACAACATCATTTATTCTCAATAATGATCTAGATAGTCTATTCCTTGCATTTAATGTAGATCCCACTTTACAATTTACTATTGGTGATATTTTCACAGGTAGTGTAACTACTGGCAGAATTCAAGCAACAGAATATAGACAAGGTGTTGTTCATCAAATTAATATTACTGATGGTGGTTCTGGTTATACCTCTCCACCTACGGTAACTATTTCTGGAGGTAACCCAGGACTTGGTGCTGTCTCTGCTGCTGCAACATGTACTATTGCTAATGGAGAAGTTGTTACTGTATCTATTATCGAATTCAATAGTTATAAAGGCGGCACAGGATACACCACTGCTCCAACTGTAACATTCTCTGCTCCTGCTGGATCTGGAACACAAGCACAAGGTGTTGCTTTAATTGAGAGCAGACTATATGGTGATATCGTTAACAATATTGCTATTCTTGATACAGACACTATTGATAGTAGCGATATTCCACCAGATACTGTTAACTTAACTAGAGTTGTCAACACATCTTCAAGTGATGCCAATAATTGGGTATCACTAACCTCTAGTACAATTGATGGTTCTACTCTAATTGGTGGACCAATTCCAGCAAATGTTATTGCTTCTGGTGGTACAGCAAACTCATTCTCCTTCTTGAGAGGTGATCAAAACTGGGCACTTGCTGTTCAGTCTATTAAGAGTAATGAGACTAGATATTTTGCCAAATTATCTGCAGCTGCTAGTTCTGGTTCCAGTGAAATGCAGTTTGCCACAAACTCTGATGTTCTAAAAGGACATGGAGTTGAAGCAACTGTAACTGGTATTCAACCAAATACAAGTATTGAAGGTGTTACTACAGAGTCTGGAACTACTACCATTTCTCTAAGCAGCACACTAACTTCAACAATTCCAATTGGAACTATTGTTGAGTTTGATAGAGGCGCATCGCCAATTACATTTGAATCTAGCTACACACAAGGTGGTTTTGTTGATTCTATTGTAATTGCAAATGGTGGTAGTGGATTTACTAACGGTCAGTATTTTGATCAAACTTTACTTGGTGGAACTGGCACTGGTCTTAGAGCAAATATAGTTGTTGCAAATAATACAGTTACTAGTGTTGTTGTAACAGATGGTGGTGTTGGATTCACATCAGACTTTAATATTACTCAAGCTCCAACTGATATCGGAGCAGGATCAAGTTTAGTATTAGCAGCAAAAGTTTCTACTGTCAATAAACAGTATGCTAACGTTTCTATTGATGTTCAAAGAGTTACTGACCTGACAGTTAGTGCAGACCTCTTCGGTACAATTGGTGTTTCTAGATTCAAGAAATCGCAGTTTGATATTGGTACAGAAGGAAATGGTTCTGTTGCCTTGAAAGTTGGTGCTGATAGTGGTTTAGATGCTGACCTTCTTGACGGCGCACAGGGTGCATTCTACCTAAATGCTGGCAACATGAACGCTGGTACTTTACCACCAGATAGATTATCAGGTAGTTACAACATTAGTGTTTCTGGTTCTTCAGGTAATACTTTAAGACTAGCAACAGGTACTAACAACCCAACTTCAAATCCATCTCCAAACAACTTTGTTGAAGGTATTATTGCAAATACTATCAATAATAGTGCTAACCAACTTAATGATGGTGGAAGTAAGAACCTTGTAATGACTATCAGAAATGGTGGTCAAGGTTTTGATTCATCGTTCGGTGGTGTAAGACAACTTGCGTTTACTGATAATGATAACATGTATCTCCGTGGTTCTGGAACTGGAGTTACAGCATTTGGATCGTGGGCAAAAGTCTGGACATCTTTGAATGATGGTCCTGGATCTCTGATGGATTCAGATAAACTTGATAACAGAGAAGGAACATGGTATCAGAATGCATATAATATTAATTTTGGTAAGGTATTTGAAGAAAGACTTCCAAGATTTATTAGCGCAACTAACTTTAGAGATGACGTTACCATTAAGTCATTTAATGGTGATGTTAGATATCAAATCTATGTCAGTGGTCTTGTTCTAGGTTCTGCACCCTTTACTCCTGGTAACACAATTAGATTGTATGATTCTCAACAATTAGGTGTTGGTGATATCATCGTTGATAATGTTATCATTAACGATGATACTTCAGATAATTTTAATGATTACACTATTATTGTTGGTAGACTAACTGCTGGTAGTTTCACTAATGCAGAAACTATTGGTACTGCATCAAATAAAGTTCCTTTCCAAGACTTCTCTATTGAAGATGGAAATACTATTGAAGTTGCAAAACTAGAGAGTGATAGTGGAACTGCAAACTTGAAACTAGGAAGAAAAGATGGTAATGCATCTTCTCCTGGAATTTACTTTAATTCTTCTCAGTTAACAGCAAATTATAACGTTGCCATGATCGCTAGTGGCGGTACAGGCACAGATGGTTCTGGAACATTAAATGTTCAGGTTGTTAATGCAGATGGTATGTCCATCAACGGCAATACAATTTGGAACGCTGGTAATATTACATTCCAGTCAACTAATGTTGCTAATACTGGCGTTATTCGTGATGCTAATGGAGATTTCTCTGCTGGCACAATTACTGCAACTCTAACTGGTACTGCTTCGGGTAACGTACTAAGAGCAGGAGATACCATGACTGGATCTCTTGTCCTATCTGGTAATGGATCTAATTTAACAGTTGCTGGTAGCACAACACTTAATAGTGGACTTAGTGTTACTGGTGCAGATATTAACTTTGATAGTGGTGTCTTGTTTGTTGATGTATCAACTGATAGAGTTGGTATTAATACAACAACTCCTGCTGCTCCTCTAGAAGTTAGAGGCGATGGCGGTATCATAGTCCGCTCTATAACTAATGCTCCTTCTACTGGTGCAAGAATTAGATTTAGTGATCATCAGAGTGGAAGTTTTGCTCAGCAAGGTACTATAAGATATAACCATAGTGACGGCGCAACACCAAACAGCAACTATGGTGAGACATTTACCATGGAAGGTACAGAGACAGAACTGGCATTCCGTGTTGTTGGTGACATTATTGCATCCAGAAATATTGGTATTGGTATTAATCGCGAACCAAATTATACTCTCGAAGTTAATGGCGACATCTTCACACAGAGTGGAATTGTAATTGATAGTGATGATGATAACTCTGGTGCTCCTATTAGTTTCCGTGGATCTTCTTCTTTCAGAAACTTTAGAATTGGTAACCAAATTGTAGGAAACGACCTATTTACTATTCAAGCATCAAACACAAATGGTGCTATTGATTGGAATGCTACACCTGCTATCTCGGTTAGAGGTTCTACAAATAGAGTTTCTATTAACACCACAACTACTAACGTTAATGGTGTTGATATGCAGTTAAACGTTGAGGGTAATGTTAACCTCAACGGAACTCTATATCGTAATGGATCTCCATTCGTTACTTCTAAGTGGACTGATAGCACGACTGGTGGAAACATCTACAGACTATCTAGAGTTGGTATTAATCAGGCAGATCCTGATTATCAATTACATGTTAATGGATCTTCTAACTTTATTGGTGCTTCTTTCGGATCTACTACTGCAGGAAATGCCAACAATAATAATGAAAATGCTATGAGAGTGATGGGCGACAGACAGTATATTGATACCTATGGCGTCATGAAGGCAAACAGAAATACAATTGCAGAAAACGTCACCGTTCCTGCAAACACAAACTGTATGTCTGCTGGACCAGTTGAATTGAGTGGCAACACCGTCATCACTATTGTAGATGGTGCTGCATGGTCTATTATCTAAATAAATATAAATAACAACGGGAATAACAAAGTAAAATGGCAAGTATTCTAAAGTGTGATACTTTGCAGACTACTGCAGGGGTAACATACGTTAACAACGGATCTTTCGTTGGAGGCGGAATTAGTGAGGCGACCAACCTTTCGGGAGGATCTCTCGGAAGAATCCCTTACCAAACTGCTTCTGGTACAACAGGATTTATTGCTACTGGAACCACTTCTCAAGTTTTGATTGGTGGCAACAATCCATCATGGACTAACATCAATACTTTGGATGTTGATAGTGCTACCAGACTTGCCACTGCTAGAAACATTAACGGTGTATCTTTTAATGGTTCTGCAAACATTACTGTTAACCCAACATCAGGTGCTTATTCTAACGGATGGGGTGCTAAAACAGTTTCTACTAGCAACCCATCTGGTGGAAGCAACGGTGATATCTGGTACACATACTGATTAAAGAGGAAAAATGTCAGAAGAACAAACATTTTGGATGCCAGATACTCTCCCTTCTCCTACCGAAGAGTATCAATCAAGGCAAAAAGCAAAGTCATATCTAACCCCAGAAAGCAAAGAGAGAAAGCATCCTGGTTGGACATACCAGAATCAAGCTCTCGTAGATGATGAGTACCTTTATAGAAATGAAGGATGGATGCTTGTCGTTGATAACTTCCCAGAAGAAAAGAACGATGATACTCATGAGATTGATCGTCGTCCTGTTTCAGAATGGGTAGTTTCAGGAAACGGAAAAAATGTTACTGTCAAGTATGAAGTCTGGGACATCATCGAAGGAAACTATCCTAATGAAGATATATTAGATTTTGATAAAACTTTCTATGTCGATGAAGAAGATAGATGGGTTAGAAATGAAGCACTCAAAACTATCACAAAAACTTTCTCTATTGTTTCTTTACCAGCGGAAGAAGTAGCAGAGAAAGAAGAGATTATCTGGGAATCTCTCAGAGAGCACAGAAACAGAAGACTTGCTGAAACTGATATTATCATTCTTAAAGGTTTAGAGAATGGCAAATCAATCTCAGACGCAGTAAAGGCATATCGCCAAGCACTTCGCGACTTCCCCTCTACTATTACAAACATCCGTGAAATTGATAGACCAAACACACGTCTAGAAGACGATACTATTTGGCCTGTAAAACCAGCAGAATCAAATTACTACGCTTGAGTTGACCTATGGGTATCTTTAATAACGTATCTGGAACTTGGAGAGAAATCGCTGAGATTTATAATAACGTTTCTGGAACTTGGAGACAAGCACAGACAGTTAATAATAACGTCTCGGGAACTTGGAGAGAAACTTATACCGCTCAAGAACCTGCTACTTTCAGTTATAGTGGCGGATCTACTGGTAGTGGAGACTTATCTACAGGTCCTCTAGTCCTCCAACATCCTAGTAACGTAAATGCTACAGGAAGAAACTGGAATTTAACATTTGATGCTGATACCCCAGCTACAGTTTATGTTTGGGGTGCTGGTGGAGGAGATTCTAATGGTGGCGCTGGTGGTTTCGCATCAGGCAACATGACATTTGTTGGTGGAACAACATATAAAGTATTTACTGGAGGAAGAGGAGACCCAGGCGGCGGTAGAACTGGTGCTGGTGGAGCTGCTGCTTCTGGTATTTACGTTGGTCCTACTGCAAGAGGTAATATTCGTATTCTTGCTGGTGGTGGCGGCGGTGGTGCTGGTCGTCCTGGATATGGTGGCGGTGGCAATAACGGTCAATCTGGACAACCAGTTGGTGGTGGTGGCGGAACACAGAACGGTGTAGGTGCTGGCGGTGCTGGTCCCAGAAGAAGAGGAAACTCTGGATCTGGAACAAGAGGTGGTCAAGGTGGAACTGGACCATCAGGAAATCCAGGTGGTCAAAGCTCTCTTGGCAACAACATCTATCAAGGTGGATATGGTGCTAGAAACCCTGGAGACCGTGGATCAGGCGGTGGCGGCGGTGGTCGTTACGGCGGTGGTGAAGGCGGCGGTGATTCTGGTGGATTTGGTGGTGGCGGTGGTTCAGGACACCTCAATCCATCCTACATTACAGGTGGAACATTAACACAAGCACCAGGAAACACCGTTGTTGGACCTGGACCCAGAAGGAGTGATCGTGGTGGCGCTCAAAGATCTGGTAGAGTTGTGATTGAGTGGAACCCATAGTATAATAAGGACAAACAAATATACATTATGCACCAAATTTACAATATTCCATGCCCGATCCTCAAAATGAGGTTCGGGTTTCATGATGAAATGAAGGAGAAGACACTCCAATTAATTGATCAAATGAATGCTGGTTCATATCAAGCAGCTGATGAACATGGGTATCTAAAAACGAACATCTCCAAATGCGATTGGAATGTTCCCAGAGAAGAACCGAGAGAATATCTGAATTATATTAAGGAATCTCTATACAAAGAACATGCACAAATGTTTTTTGACAGGGGATACAAAGCTGTTAAAGTGATTAATATATGGTTTCAACAGTATGAGAAAAATGCTTCACATGAGTGGCATGTTCATACTCAGTGCCAGTGGTCTTCTGTCTATTACTTAGAATATCCAGAAGGATCTCCAAAAACCGTTTTTGTCAACCCTCTAAATAATGAAGACACCTTTGACATCGACGATGTTCAGGAAGGAGACATTTTAACTTTCCCGTCATTTATTATTCACTGTGCTCCAGAAATGAAAGATGATAGAAGGAAGACAATCCTTTCTTTCAATACCGATGTAAGTCTATCTACAGACCCATCTGACTATGAGTGAAATTGAAACTCTTTTTGCTATACCACTTTTTAAGTATCAAGTAAAAAACTGGGAAGAAAAGCAAAAGAATCTTCTGACACTACACAAGAAAAGGTCAGATGCCTATGTTGTTGCAGAAGAAAAAGATGATCATGTATTAAGTGATTATCATAGCTTGTGTGATCATGACTATTGGGAAGAAGTTGCATCTTATTTTATAGATGAACTAGAAGACTTTGCCAATACTGTAGAGATGCATTTACAAACTAATGGATATTGGTTTGAGAGTGCAAAGAAAGGAATGTATCATGGTGTTCATAATCATGGTGCTATAGGATATAGTGCAGTTCTCTATATTCAATTCGATGAAGAGCAACACAAAGCAGTTACATTCGTCTCTCCATTCAATAATTTTATAAATGGAGAACCAATTTACTATTACCCAGAAGTAAAGAGTGGAACTCTATTGTTTTTCCCTTCATCAATACTTCATTATACAGATCCAAATACTAGTGATCTTGAAAGAATAGTTTTTTCGTTTAACTTAATTCCCAAATATTAATATGGCATTTCAGTCTGTCTGGTACTATACAGGGTTACCCGAAGAAATTTGTACCACTCTTGAAAAAGATCTAGTAGAAAACTACGATGCATCTTTTGAGGATTCTGGTCTATCTGGCGGTGACGTAAATAAACAAATTAGAAATTCACAAAACGCTTGGGTTCCTACAGGACACTGGATCAGTGGATTTCTTTGGAACTATATCACCCTAGCAAATGACAATAACTTTCTATATGATCTGAAAGCTATTGATCAAAACAGTATCCAATACACTAGATACGAAGAGGGTCAGTTTTATAACTGGCATAATGATGCAGGTATCTTGACCATGTATAAACCACAATCTCAAGATACTTCTGGAGATCAATTCCTTAACGATCAAGTTACAGTGTCTCATGAACAGGTAAGAAAACTTTCATTTGTATTGCAACTATCCAATCCTGATGATTACGAAGGTGGTAATCTTCAGTTACTAGATGAGAATGGTAGAAACTATTTCGCTCCAAGGAAAAGAGGAACGGTGATTATTTTTGATTCTCGTACACAACATAGAGTTCTCAAAGTAACAAAAGGTGTACGTAAATCTCTTGTGGGATGGGTAGTTGGTCCGAGGTGGAAGTAATGGAAATTGATATTGAAACAGCATACTGGGCAGAGAAAAATAGAGGAACTGCACCAACAAAACTAGAAGAACTAGAACATGATGGTGTCTTCTGGTATATGGATATGATTGACCCAGAGAAGTGGTTTGCACCTGTTCCTAGTTGGAGAGGTGTAAAAAACTACTTTGGAAGTGAAGACAAGTACACATATGAAGAAGTAGAAGATCAAGTAGAAGGATCTTGCTGTAGATACAACCATCCAGCATATAAAGAACTTCACTACGAAATTAAGAAAAAAACAGAAGCAGTAATTGGTAGGAAGTTATATCCAACTTATTACTATGATAGATTTTATTTTGTAGGGCAAGATTTATCACAGCATATTGACAGACCATCATGTGAGATTTCTGTTTCTGTCACTATCAGTAGTAATCTTCCAGACTATGGAGATTATCCATTTTATTCTTTTTACAACGGTATTACTGGAATAAAAAAGATGACAACGGAACCAGGAGATGGTATAATTTACAAAGGTTGTGAAGTTCCACACTGGAGGGAGGGTTTACCGTCCAAATATAAAAACAAGAAACTTTCGCAAAGAATAAATAAATTGCTGAAGATACCAGACGACACGTACTGGCATCAAGCTTTCTTCCATTATGTTTTACAAGATGGCGAGAGAGCAGAATACGCATTCGATCAAGCTAATTTTTGAGGTATACTATGGATCCCGCAACACTTAAGAAAAATTTCGAGGAGCAAATTGCTACTACTGAAAAGCAAATTGCTGAACTAGAAGAAAATCTAGTAAAAGCAAAAGAGTATAAGATTAAACTGCAAGGTGGTCTTGAAACTCTAGGACTGTTGGAAGACGAAGGAGCAGCACCAGAAGGCGAACCTGAAGCACCAGCAGCGGAATAAATACTAAATCCCTTCTTCCTAAATAGGTAAGAAGGGATTTTTTGTGTGTAATGGCATCTCCAAACTCAAGAGCTGATCTCATAACTTATTGTAAGAGACAGTTAGGTGAGCCTGTCCTTCAAGTCAACATCGACGACGAACAGGTAAACAACGTTATTGATGATACCATCCAGTTCTTTCAGGAGAACTGCTATAACGGTATGGAGCGTGCATATTTATTTCATGAAATCAGTGCTGATGATAAGACGAGATTTGCTGCTAGTGTAACAACTTCTTCTGGTACAACTGATTGGAAAGAAACAACTAACTATATTCCTGTTCCAGATCATGTAGTTGGTATTACTAGAGTATTTGGTCTTGTAAGCAATTCAATCCGTTCTAACCTTTTTGGTGTTGAGTATCAGTTGTTCTTGAATGATCTATATGCATTCGGATCACTTGATATCCTCAATTATTATATGAACAAACAGTATCTAGAAACTCTAGATATGGTCCTCAATAATGGATCATTCCAGCAGTTCAGATACACCATGCGTCGTGATCGTCTCTACATGGATCTAGACAAAGACTTCCTCAAAGAAGGATCTAACATCCTGATTGAGTGTCATCGTCTCATCGATCCTACAGATGCTACGGAAATGTATAATGATATGTTTGTCAAAAAGTATGCTACTGCTTTAATGAAGAAGCAGTGGGGTCAAAACCTAATCAAGTATAACAACGTTCAGTTGCCTGGTGGTATCACCCTCAACGGAAGAGAGTTATACACTGACGCACTTGCAGAGATTGAAAAAATTGAATCAGAAGTTCTCAGTAAGTATTCTATTCCACCTATGGACATGATCGGATAAGATGCCTACCAGTCCCTATTTTCCAACATATTACTCTGGTCACAGTGGCGAGCAAGGACTCGCTCAAGACCTTGTAGACGAACAAATTAAATTGTTCGGAACAGATATCTATTACCTACCAAGAACTCTTCTTCAAGACAATACATTAGAAGAGGTAAGATACTCCAAATATAAGGAGCAGTTTCAGATTGAAATGCTCCTTCAAAATGTAAGTGGGTTTGGAGATAATTCAGAATTTGTAAGTAAGTTTGGTTTACGTATTACTGACGAAGTTGTCTTTCGTGTATCTACAAGACGATGGGATCAGGTTGTAGCAGCAGAGCAACCAACTCTTACTTATGATGGAAGACCTAATGAAGGTGATCTACTTTATTTCCCACTAACAGAAGACATTTATGAAATTAAATTTGTAGAAAAAGAATCACCATTCTTTCAGTTTGGCAAGATTCAATTCTATTCCATAACTGCTGAACTCTACGAACTCGGTAGTGACAGCTTCGACACTGGTGTTGCGGAGATAGATGATGTCGAACAACTATTTGATCCTGCGATTAAATTGTTTATGGATCCTGGTGGATCTGGAGACTTCCAAGTTGGAGAAGAAGTTGTTGGTGATGAGTTTCTTGCTAAAGCAACCGCAACAATTACAAGCACTCGTGTCAGTGCTATAACAATTACAGATGGAGGATCTCATTATAAGCAAGGAACTCCACCAACTGTCACTCTTTCTGCTCCAGATGTATTAGAAGGTTCTGTAGGTAGTGTACAAACATCAAATTCTGATGGAACTTTTACAACATCTGCAGGAAGTGGTTACAGTGCAGGCGTTGTCTATAACACAACTGTCATGACAAATTATGGTCCTGGAACAGGATCTGGACTGCTTGTTAGAATAGATAACGTAAACTTACAAGGTGGAGTTTCTGGTTTTGGTGGTTCAACGATGACTAATATCACTCTCACTGATCGTGGCAGTGGATATGTTGCAGACCAAACTGGTCTTGGTGGACCCGAAGGATCTCTTGTTCGTGTTGATGGCGGAAATAACGACCTATATTTGAGAGTTAATTTTACATATGCAAGGGAACAAGCAACAGCTACAGCAACGGTTAGCTCCACTGGTATTGTTAATGGCATCACTATTACTAACGACGGTGCTGGGTATCTATCTGTACCTACTGTTACTATTGACTACTCTCCAAAAGACAATAGAGCAGAAGTCAAGTCCTGGGATAGCACAACCAGAGCTCTTGAAGTCATCAACAGAACAGGAACCTTCACTACAGATGAAGTAATTACTGGTTTAACTTCAGGTGCCAAGTGGAGTCCTGAGACATTTGACACTCTAAATAATACGAGCACTACTAGCTACTCTCAGAATAGGGAAATTGAAGATAGTGGTGATGAGATTATTGACTGGACCGAGGGCAACCCGTTCGGTGAATATGGTAATCAAACAGGTAGTTTCTGATGTTAGGATCACATTTTTACAATCAGATTGTTCGTAAGAACATTATTGCGTTCGGAACGCTCTTCAATAATATTGAAATGAAGAGCACGGATCCTGACACAGGTGAAGTATTAGAGGCACAGAAAGTTCCTCTTGCTTATGGACCAAAACAAAAGTTCTTGGTTCGTCTTACTGATACAGCTACTTCCAAAGTAGCGATCACTTTGCCACGTCTCTACTTTGAGATGACAGGAGTTGAATATGATTCAACTCGTAAGACATCGCCAATCCAGAAATACAAAACAATTATTAATGATAATGGTAATGAGGTCAGGGTTCAGTACGTCCCTGTTCCATACAACATTTCTTTTGAACTAGGAGTTATTGCTAAATCTCAAGATGATGCATTACAAATTGTAGAGCAGATTTTACCTTACTTCCAACCATCATTCTCTGTGACTCTTAATATGATTCCAGATATGAATGAGAAAAAGGATATTGCTATTGTATTAAACAATATTAGTAGTGAGGACGAGTGGGACGATAGTTTTATGCAGCGTAGGTATATTGCTTACACTCTAAACTTTACGATGAAGTCTTACCTATACGGTCCTTACAGCACTTCCGATATCATCAGGAAGGCAATCATCCACGAAACAATTGGAGATCTTTCTGTCAATCGCAGAACTATCACACGAACATATACACCAAAAGCAAAAACAGATATCAATACAGATGGTGTCATCGATGTAAACGATGATGCACTAGTTGATGCTGGCGATGACTTTGGATTTAATGAGGGAATTGAATTCTTATGAGCCTAGAAGAGAACATGGAGGAGATCCTCAACATTAGTGCAGAACCTGTTGAGGAAAGTAAACCTTCTAAACCAAAACCACCAGAGGTCGATAGGGACGACCGTGAGAAGGATTACCAATATACCAGGGGTGAGTTGTACTCACTCATAGACAAGGGTCAGGAGGCGGTTAACGGTGCCTTAGAGGTTGCTCAGGAGTCAGGGCACCCGAGAGCATATGAAGTCGCTGTAGCGGCGATGAAGCACGTTGCAGACATGACTGAGAAACTCCAAGACCTACATAAGAAGATGAAGGATCTTGACGAAGAAAAGAAAGGTCCATCCAAGGTCACAAACAACGCTATGTTTGTCGGTAGCACTGCGGAACTACAGAAGATGCTGAAGCAGATGGGTGGTGGCAAACGATAAATAAAAACATACGGTGTAATCTAGATGTCATACGTTAGATACGATTACAATAATGCAATTGCTGACCCGCAACCTGCTAGTACAACTGTCAATCAGTTTTCTGGCACTGAGGGTTGGAGCACTGTGACATATAAAGATTGGAATGGTGATTATGAAGCGCATGACCATCTAAATGCAGACAGAACCCCTGGCACATTCCAAGCAAGGAACTACGATAATACTGTCAGAACTCCTGCTGCATATCAACGCCACGATGTAAATAACGATCCCGTAGAAATCTAATGGCACAGTGGAACAAGCAGGACCAAGCATATAGGGTTCAGGACACAACAAACTTTGAGGTAGTGATGATTGCCGATGAAGACGGCAACCCTATCAACTCGTTTGGTGCTGCTTCCAATATCCCCATCTCGGCAGGACAGATTGAAGGATACCAATATGTCCATAAGTTTGGTGCTAACACAGCATTAAGCAACCAAGATTATGAGACCATCTGGGATGGTAGTAATCTTTATCCTTGGGCGACCATGGATACTGCTTCCACTACACTAACCACAAATGCTGAAGCTGGTAATAACGGAGCAGAGATTACCATTCAGGGATTGAATGAAAACTGGGAACTAACTACAGAAGTTATTACACTTGACGGCACAGCACAAACTACACAGAATTCATGGAAGCGTGTGTTCCGTGCTTTTGTTTCTGGATCACAAGCGATCACTGCTGACTTCACATTATCAAAAGGTGTTGTAGTAGTTCTACAGATTGGTGTTGAATCACAACAGACACTCATGTCTCTTTATACTGTTCCTGCTGGTAAGAGTGCTTATCTATTCAATTTGGATTGTACTACCCTAAAGAACGAGGAGATTACAGTTAGAGTAAAAGCAAGATTGTTTGAGAAAGTTTTTAGAACCAAACATATTTTCCAAGTTGCTGGCGTTCATTACAACCACACATTTACAGCACCACTATACTTCCCAGAGAAAACTGATATTGAACTACGAGCAAAAGGTGGTTCTTCTGGTCTTCATGCCTACGCTCATTTTGATTTGATACTTGTAGATAACTAAATAATCTTGTAAACCCTCGTCGGTTGTCATGAGAGATTATAAAGAACTAAAAGAACTCTGTGAAGCAAAGCGTGGTCTCTACGATAATATCCACGCTAAACGAAAGAGAGGAGAAGCACCTGCGCGTCCTGGTAGTAAGGACTACCCCGCGAAGGATGCTTTCAAAAAGGCGGCGAGGACTGCCAAAGAAAGTTTTGAACTCACATCAGAAGCAGCCTGGACCCGAAAGGAAGGGCAAAAAAAGTCTGGAGGTCTTAATGAGAAAGGACGAAAATCTTACGAGAGAGAAAATCCTGGAAGCGACCTTAAGGCACCAAGCAAGAAGGTTGGAAATCCCCGTAGGGCATCCTTTTGTGCTCGAATGAAAGGTATGAAGAAAAAGTTAACTTCTAAGAAAACCGCTAACGATAAGGATAGCAGGATCAATAAAAGTTTGCGTGCGTGGAATTGCTGACACACATGTGAAAATATTGTTAAGAATGCGAATTCTTACCTAGTAAACCTATAATTAGTAAGTGAGTTTGATATGAACATGCGTCTAAACGACACTGATATC